GGGGGTTGTGGGGGGGGGGGGGGGGGGGGGGGGGGGGGGGGGGACGCGGGCGCGCGCGGGCGCGCGGCAGGCGCGCACGCGAGGGGACTGGGACGTCCCGTTTCTGTCCCTGTCTCCGTCCCACCTGATGTCCCATCATCTGTCCCAGATGTCCCGTGGGACACAGGTGGGACACGTCCCTTCTTTGTCTCGCGGTAGGCGGCCTTCCGTTCCCGCTCCTTCCGACGTCTCTCGAGCTCCTCGTCGGCGCTATTCGCGTGGTCGAGGTAGTCGTGAAGCTGCCATCCGTGATTGACCTTTTCGACGAGGCCGCTGCCCATGGTGCCGTCGGCCCTGCGGAACGCGCAGTCAACGAGTGCCTTGAGGGCTCGTCGCGGATTCTTCGGTCCTCCAGGCAGGTGATCGATCAACGCATCCGGCACGAAGCCGTTTGTGAGCTTGCTCGCCGCGTGCGCCTTCATCGCGAGCCAAAGGTGGATCGCCTCGCTCCCGCCGAGCTTCATGGCGAGGACCGTCTTCGGATCCGTCAGGAATTCCTCTTTCACCGTGATCATTGGGACGTCTCCACCATGTCCGGTCGCAAATTGAGAACGAGGGAACGAAGGCCGTGCGCAATCTCTGGATCCTGCGCATCGAGGACCCGTGCGCGTCGAAGGATCGCGTCCGCTGCGACCTCGATAACGGAGTCGGCGACCTCGTCCTCTTTCGGAGGCTGGTACACCGGCAGTCTCGGCTCACCGCGCACGCTCATCGCATCGCCTTCCTCGCCTGCGCGGTGGCCCGCCAGGCGCCGCGGAACATCCGCCGTGCTTCGCTGATGTGCCGCCATCCCCTCGCGGAGAGGCGCGCGAGCTTCCGTCTGGTCCTCGTCACGACGGGCCTCCGCTCCACAGCTCGACTAGCGCTAGGCCCTGTCCCCGAGGCGCGCGCTCCCACCACGACGCCGATCGGTCGAGGTACTTCGGCGCGTCGTCGGTGAGAAAGCCGAGGCCTTTCTTTCCGTGCTTCCACTTCGCGCACGGCGCGACCGGCACGCAGAGGAAGTCGATCGCTGCCTTGAAGCCGTCGCGATCGTCGGTCTCGACGGAAGAGAAGCGCACGAGCCGCGCCATCGGTCGGTGCGGCAAGTAGCCGAGAGGCGTCTTCGGCAGGTTCGACGCTGCCTGCACCCACATGAGCCGGAAGAGCCGCTCCTTCCGCGCTGCGTGCATCCAGTTCGCCGCGCGGCTGTGCCGGTTCTCCGGCGACGCGAGCTCTAGCGGCATCACGAAACGCGCGAGGAGGACGCCCCGCCCCGGGACCCGCGGGTTGTGACCCGACGGAGGACCGGCGAGGATCCGGTCCGCGAGCTCGAGCGCGCGCGGAACGGAGAAGTCGACCGGTCCTTTCCTCTTCGGCGCCGGCGGCCGGAGAGGCACGAGGCGGAGCGGCTCGGGCATCAGTGCGCGATCTCCTGCTGGCGATCGTTCTTCTTCTTCCGCCGACGCGAGACCTCGTCTTCCGATCCCTCCTCGTCGCCCTTCCCTTTGGTCGCGGAGGCGCTCTTCGCACCCTTCAGGGTTCCGCGCGCGACCGTCTGCCCGGAGTCGTTCGTCACGAAGACCCACGGGTGCTCCGGATCGACAGGCGGGTAGAGGTCGGAGTATTCGACATCGAGGGCGCTCTCGACGTCCTGGAGGAGCGCGGCGTACGCACCGGGGAGCGCCGAGCAATGCGCGATTTCGCGACCGCGGCGAGGGATCTGAAGCTTCGTCCAGGGAAACGAGACATCCGCGACGGCCGCGTCGGTCGGGACGTCGAAGGAGCCAGTCTCGATGCCGTTCTCCTCGACGATCGCGTGGTTCAGAGACGCGCCGCTGAACGCGAGCCGGAGCATGGCCTTCACGCCGACCACGAGCTTCACGGCTTGCTCGAGGAAGTCGCGTCGGACGAACCACTCCCCATCGGGGAGCTGCTTGTCGCTCTCCCCGTCGAGCTCGATCGAGTTGTGCGCGGCGGCTCGCGCCCAGCAGCGATCGCCTTCGACGATGAACTTGACGCCGTACTTGTCTCGGTCGGCATCCTCGCGGGACGCGAACTTGAGCAAGGTGCGGATTTCCGCAGCGGTGAGACCGACTCCATTTTCCGTACAGTTCATGATTCCTCCTGTGTTTCTCGTGTCAGGCGGCCGGGGCCGCGGTGAGGGGTGCGCGCTGAACGACAGGCAGCCGGCGCGCGATCGCACTGCCGAGCTGTCCGTGGGGCAGGAAGCCGACGAGGCCCTGGCGGTACGCGTTCCGACAGAGGCCACAGTCACGGCACGTCACGTCGTCGTGGAGCTGCGCCGGGCAGACGACGATGCGGTGACCTCCCCCGGAGCGATCGCCCGTCCGCGTGCCGTGTGGGACGAGGCTCACGACAGGCGCGATGCCGAGGGCGAGCTTGCGATCCGCCTCAGGCAGCGAGTCCGCCGAGAGGTTGATCGTGAAGCCGCCGTCGTTCGCATGAGCGATCGCGTCGCGTTCATGCGCGGACCGCAGCGGTTTATGCGTGAAGGAGAAGCCCCTAGTCGCGCGAGCCGCGTCAACGAGCTCGTCCAAGGCGTCCACGTCGAGCTCGTCGTTCCCGCCGGCGAGGTCGCCCGCAGTGTTGTGCCGCCATAGCTGCCCCGCGGGAAGCGCACGGACCCAGCAGAGGAAGTCCGACCAGAAGAGACCGCGCTCGGAGGCGCCGCGCCAGTGGAACGCGAGTACGTGCTGCTCCGCGTAGCAGCCGTTTCCTTTGAGCGAGCACGCATCGGGGCAGGTCTCCGCCGAGGAGATCGTCGCGGGGATCCCGCCTAGCTTCTGATTGCCGCTCGCCCCCATGACGAGGACCGTCGGAAGCGCGTTCGGCGATCGACCGAGTCGGGCCCGGCGCTCCGCCGGCGTTCGCTGCTCACCGCGGCGCGCGCGACCGCGGCACGTCGAGCACATTGCGCCCGGCTTGTCGGAAAGGAACTCCGTGTCCGCCACGAAGCCCCAATGCTGCGGACATCGCCGGAGCTTCATCGACTGCCCCCCCCAGGCTGCTCGAGCTCGGCGCGATCGACCCAGTAGTCGTGGGCGGTCATTCGGCGGCCTCCGCATCGATCTCGTCGCCGCGGCAGATCCAGTTCGGGCGGCGCCGGCGCGCGAAAAGCTCTAGGTAGGGCCCTTCCGCGAGCCGCTCGACTAGGTGGTAGAAGGCCTCTGGCTTCTGCGAGTGCGCGCGGATCGGCGCCTCGAAGACGGATTTCACTGAGCGGTTACGGACCTTCGCGGAGCCGCGTCTCGCGATGATGCATGTCTCGTGGGAGTTGCGGACGTATCGGCCCATCCCGAAATGCCGGATGCCGCTCTTCTCTGTCTTGATCCAGACGAGCTCGGCTTTCGGCTCGAACCCCCAGGCGCGCGCGACGCCGATCGCCTCCTCGACCATCGCGGAGACGCGCCAGAGGAAGAGCAGTGCGTCGTCGGCGATCTTGAGCTCCGGCTGATCATCGAGGAACGTCTCGATCTCGAGGAGCGGGAGCACGCGATAGTTCTTCGCAGCGCCCCGCTTCTTTCCGGGCAGCTTGTCGCCGAAGCTCCAAGGAGGATCGGCAACGATCACGCGAGCTGGTTCGGTCATCGCCCTCTCGCCGCCCCTTCCTTCTCGTGGTTCGCCGCGTGCCAGAGGCCGCACTCGTCGCAGCGGTATGGGCGGACCCGGAAGTGCGCCTTCGTGTGCGCGAGTTTCGCGGCCCGCTGCGAGCGGTACTGCCGCTTCCCGGTGCTGCACGTCGCCGCCTTCGTCATGAATCCCCCGGCGCCGGCGGCGGAAGAGTCGGCGCGTTCGCGACGCGGAGGACCTCGTCGAACGACTCGACGTCGGTCACATCGACGGTCACGCACTTCAGTCGCTCTGCGACATCGCGCTCGACGAGGAGCAAGTGCTCGATCGCCTCCCGGCGGCCGTACGGCGCGCGGGTCGGCACGAGGATGCCGTGCTCGGACACGAGGAGGCAGGCGCGGGCTCCGATCTTCATGCCTGCACGACCTCCACTTGCTCAGGCGAAACCCCGAGATCGCGCGCGATCTCCCGGCGGGCGTCGAATGCGTATGTCGTGAACGCGCACCCCGCGCCGACGCCGCGGCAGTTGCCGGTCCACCACACGGGGCCGGACGGCGGGGGAGCGAGATCGGGGCGTGGGTCGTTCACGGGTGCGCCTCCGGAAACTCGCGAACACGGAGGTCCTCGGGCCACTCCGTGATCTCGCCGCCCTTCGAGTCGGACAACGCGTGATGGGTGTCGTCGATCCACCCTCGGTGCGGCTTGCCGGTGGACGCGTTCCACGAGGGCAGCCGCATCGGCTTCAATGGGACCGGTTTCGCCCCAAGCTGCTTCACGAACGCGGCGACGCCAGCGGAACGACACTGCTCGACGAGCGAACGGATCCACGCGATATCGCACTGACGCGCCTGCTGTCCGCTCTCCCCGCCAACAATCACCCAGTCGAGACCGCCGCGCTGGAAACCCTGGTGCTCGAGGCATGCGGGACACGGGCGGCCGCCTCCTGGGACGGGGACGGAGCAGGAACCACCGCAGCGCTCGCATTGCGTCCAGAGGACGCGCTCGAGGTTCACCCGTCCTAGGAGCGGCTCCGCCGACACGAAACGCACAGCAGCCGGCGTCGCCAGGAGATCAGGGATCCGCTCGTCCGCTCGCGCCTGGTCCTCCGCGGAGACGCCGAGCCACACGTTCGGGAGCGGGAACTTCCAATCGTCCTCGCCGATGTGACAGGCGTCGATCTGCGGCGCGAGTCGCTCCGCGGCCTCGATGAGCATCGCGCCGTCGTTCGCGTAGAGCTTCGGTACGATCTCGCGAAGGCGGTCGGCGCGCTTCGTGAGGACCTGGTGCGTGTGCCAGGTCGTCGCGGCCATCGCCGCGAAGCACATCGCGATCGCCTCGTCCGGCACCCACTCCCCGAACATGTCGGTCATGTCACACCAAAAGAACTTGGTGGGCTTCCGGCGGCGGAGGACCTCGTGGAGCTTCGTCTCGTCGAGGAAGCTCTTCACGTCCGCGTTGCCGCGCTGCTCCTGGAACTGCGGGAGCCCGAAACGGGGCTGCAGGCGCGAGCTGTAACAATTCTTGCAGCCCGGCGAGACCTTCTCGCAGTAGTGCCCGACGCGGTCGCGGAGACGCGCGCGGAGCGGGTTGATCGAAAAGTCGGTCCATTCGATCGGCGTTGCGCCCATCAGCTATGCCTCCCCTTTACGAGCTCGCCGATTCGGTTCGCGGTCCGCATCCACCGCGCCGCGCGCTTCCACGACTCCGTGCCGGGCTCCGCGCAGTGCCCGCGGGCGTAGTGCTCGAGCGTGAGCGCCATCGCGTACTCGCTCGGCGGGAGGTCGTGCGCGCAGACCCAGTGCGACGAACGAAGGGCGAGCGCCGTACGGAGCGCACAGCGCGTCGTCGCTTCGAGGCTCGTACCGGCGAGCCCGAGCCATTCGTCGTGCGAGAGGAGCTTGTTCGCATGGAGCGAGCCCATGCACCGCGCGAGCCCGTGATCCTCGTGGTGCGACGGATCAGGGTGCGGGACGCCCGCGTGAATGTACCAATCGAACCGGCTCTCCGAGTGGAAGACGACCGCGACGCCGGCGGCGACGATCGTGACGCCCCACGGCTGCGCGACCTCCTCGGCGATCTCCGCGTCGGCCTCCGCGATGGTCTCCTCCCGGATCTGGAACTCGCCGACGGTCTCGGGCGGCGGGGTGTCGACCGGATAGCAGGCGTGATCCCAGTGCGAGATCACGAGGAGGATCGCGGCGGCGAGTTTCACGCGCACTCCCTCGGCGCCTTCGCCGGCATGGCCATGACGTCGTCGATCGTGACGGGCGCCTCGGGGGCGTAGCGGCCGCCGCAAACGCACCCATCCTTCGGCCGCCGATGCGGAAGGCCCGCGCACCCGAAGCACGCGAGCGGCGACTTGCTGGGCATCGTTCGTCGCGGGCACGTCGCGCGGTTGTGGCCACCAGAGCCGCACTCGGTGCAGTGGATGGGGCTACGGACCGGACGGCGCCCGCGAGGGCGGCACGTCGGACACGCGTAGTTCGGTCCCGCGTCGCGGACGTTGAACCCGAGAACCTCGAACTCGTTGCCGCACTGGCAGCGGAGGATCCAGCGGGCGCCGAGGCGCTTGTTCTCGGAGAGGCGCACGACGACGCAGCGACCGACCTGCTTGCCGGCGAGGTTGATCATCCGGGCGCGACGGGCGGACTCGTCGTGCGGGTAGCCGCGGCGGAGGGGTATCATGCGACCCTCCGGAGCGCGGGCAGGCCGAGGGCCGACCAGGCGAGGGCAGCCGATACGCGGGCGGCGGCGAGGGAGAGGCGGGCCTTCGCGACCGCGTGGTACCCTCGTCGACTCTCCCGGGAGACTCTCCCAGTAACCGGGAGGGCTTCCGAGATTCTCAGATGCGCTCGCACTACTTCGTCGGCAGATTCCTCAACGATTCCGAAAAACCCATTAGATTCAGGTTCTTGACGGATTGAGAGGAAACACCGATCGAAAGCGTGGTCTCCCGGGAATCCGAGGGGCTGCTCTCCCAGAAACGCTGACGTGGCGGAATTGGCAGACGCGCCAGCTTCAGGAGCTGGTGCCCGCAAGGGCGTGTCGGTTCGACCCCGACCGTCAGCACTCAACGACGGCGGCGCTTCGGCGCGACAATCTCCTCGGCCACCTTGTCCGAGGCTCGCACATACTTCGCGGTCGTCTCGAGACGCGTGTGCCCGACGAGTCGCATCACGCCCGTGAGGGGCGCCCCCTCGTCGAGCCAGTGCGTGATCCGCGCTGACCGCAAGTGAGCCCCGCAGAAGAGCTCTGCCCGCTCCGCTGGTAGCACGTCGGCCGCCGCGAGCTTCAGGTGCTCCCGATAGTCGTGGTGCCCGAAGATGAGACCCTTCTCGGGACAGACCCGGTCGAGCGCCTTCCGAGCCGCCGCCGATAGCGGGACCCGTCGCGCCTGCCGTGCCTTGTCGAGCTCGCCCGGGATCCGAAGGTGCGTCGCCTTCTTGCGGTAGTGCTCCGGCACCGAGAGCAGATCGATCAGCTCGGGCCGTAGCCCCGTCTCGTACTGAACCTCGAACCGAGCGCGGATCGGAAACTCCGGAACCTTCTTGCTGGTGCTCCGCTCGGGAAGCCCGGCGAGGATCGCGCGCGCCTCCTTCGGCGAGATCGGGATCGCTGCCGCTCGTCGTCGCACCGTCTCGCCGTTCTCGTTTCGATACGTCGCGCCCGTCGATCGCTTCGGCACCGTCGGCACCACGACCGGCCCGATGAGCCGCTTCGCTGTCGCCCACGACGTGAAGCCGCGGAGCGCCGAGAGCTCCTTCTTGACCGTGGTCGCCTGCACCTTCGAGAGTCGCGCCCGCATGTACCGGTCGCACTCCGCGTCCGTCACCGACTGCATCCCCGAGAAGAACGGGAACCAGTGCGACCGCGCGTAGTCGAGGTAACACTCCACCGTGCCCGCGTCGTGCGTCGGGATGAGCGAATCGAGCCATCGGGTTACCGACTCCTCGAGTTCGCCGACTGCGCGGACTTGAACGGGACGACGTTGCTCCGGTCGTGAGACTTCGCGGGCGTAGATCCGCGCAGCTTCGCTCGCAGCTCGTTCAGGGTCCGCGGTCCCGGTGCTGCGCTCGATTTCTCGGCCTTGCCACCAGAAACGGACGGTGTAGCTGCCGCACTTGTCGCGGGGAGGTCGGAGTTTCCAGCCTGAAGACGGGCGAGCCATGCGTCGAGCTCCGAGCGGAGGAAGCGCAGGGGACGCGACGGCGGGATCTTCGTCAAGACTGGACGCACGTGCCTGTCGAAAGCTTGTGGAGAGAGCTTCACGTAGGACGCGGCCTCGCGGTGGGTAAGGAGAGGGGAGGTCACGCCTGCCGCCTTCCCGGGAGCGCAAACGGCCCGCGCTCGACGAGGCCGCCCTTGAGGACGGTGAGGCGCCGCATCTCGGCACGACGACGAGCCGTCTCCGCCATCTTTCGGATCTCCGGCTCGGCCTTCATGTCGGCCATGATTCGGCGGTAGAGCGCTCGGCGCTTCGAGTCGCGCTCGTGGTTCATCCCGAGACGGAACGCGAGCCACGAGTAGCCTGCGACGACCAAGGCGAGGGCGCAGAGCTGGAAGGCGGAGAGGTTCATCGGATCAACACCAGAGCGAGAACGAGACCCGTCACGGACGCGGCGACGATGCCGGAGAGGATCGCGAGAGCGGTCACGCCCACCCCAAGAAGCGAGCGAGCAGCTCGAACATCGCCCACAGAACGACGACGGGCGCGAAGAGGACGGCGGTGAGGATCACGGGGCACCCCGGAGAATCACCCCCGAGGGGCGCCGGCTTTCGACGGCGACGCTTCCCCTCGGGCCGGCACAACGCTCCGAGCGTTGCCGCTCTTCAACACGCCGTGTTGTTCCGTGGCCTGTGCGAATCAGCCGGTGAAAGAGGACCGCGCGTGGGGCCGCGGGGTAACAGCCTCCTACGCGCGATCCGGCGCTCGCCGAGAGAGTCGAACTCTCGTGCGGCCCGATGCCGCGAGCAGTAGTGAACGGACGCGAAGTGACGCATGACCACTCTCCTGGACGGATGAGCGGCGCGACTCCGCAAGCGTGCGAATCATTTGCACCCGGGCCCATCGGGCCCGAACCTGCTGCGACGCCACGATTAGCCGACATGGCGCTTCGCCTCCTGTTGATCGGCGAAGTCGCAGATCGCCGACGCGAGCTCGTAGAGGCCGGCTCGAGAGAGACCGGCGAGCGCATGCCAGAGGGCGGGAATCTTCCTCGGATCGTGGCAACGGTCACGCACCGTCGACTCGTCGCATTGCTGGCGGCGCGCGGCCGGTGAGTAGCCTCCGCTCGTGTGCACGGCAGCCGCGTACATGTCTTGGGCGCGGCGCTTGCACAGCTCGTCCCATGAGCATGTGGCTTTCACGATGGAGGGGCCGCGCACGGATTGAATCCGGGCGCGCACGGGTGCCGCGAGGAGCTCGTCGATCACGTCAACCCGCTGCGTTCCACTGCGTGACGACGGCGGGGAGTCGGACTGGTGGGTCACGGTTCCCACCTACGCGAGTGCGCGTCTTCGAGTTCCTCGACGCGATCCTTGAGCCGGTCGAGCTGGCGATCCTGGATGAAGATGAGCCCGCTCAGCCCGCAGAAGGCGCTGTAGAAAGCGAACCGTTCTTCGTGCGTCACGACGAACGCGAGCGCACATGCGGCGGTCGCGAACATGGCCGCGAGGATCCAGATGAGCTTCGCCATCACGCGCGCCTCAGGTGCGGCAGCGCCGTCACGAAGATCGTCGTGCACGGCGCGGGACTCTTCTTCCGCCTCGGGTCAGCAGGCTTCATCGATCTCCGCCTCCCATCGGTCTTGCTCGGCCATTTCGATTGCGGCGTGGTCTTCCGGGTCGAGCCAAGAGGGCTCGACGTACCCCCCAGCGATGAACTCCCCGAGTGCTCGAAAGGCGTCCTTCAGCTCGTAGCCGAAGACCTTGAGCGGCTCGTCGATGATCGGCTCGGCGAGGGCCGCGGTAATCTGCCAGGCGAAGAGTCGCGTCTCCCTGCAGTCGCGGAACCATTCCCGGCCGCCGTCCAGCGCGAATGGGGCGAGCACATTGATCAGCTCCGCTTCGTGCGCGAGCGTGCAGAACGGGAGAAAGCCGATCGCGTTGAACCCGCCACCTCCGCGCGACAGATGCTTCACGCGACGAAGCGGATCGCCGGAAAAGCCGACCTTGAGGACTCCGTCGCAGGGGCGTCGAGCGATGTAGACCCACGAAAGGGACGAACACTGCGGCGGCGAGAGGAGATCGGGCGCCAATTCGGGCCACGGGAGGTCAACGGAGGGCCTGCCGATCTTGCGCGACCAATCCCTAAGCGCGCCGTTGACGCCCTGGCGCGTGAGCGTGAGATCGCTGGGGACGTCGAACATCACTCGTTCTCCGAATGCCGCTCGCTCATCACGTGCGGGCTGTCGAGCAGGTCCGATGTCACGACAGCGCGGAAGAGCTCTCCCTCTTCGGGTGCCACGCTTGCGGCGGCGACGCTGAGCGCACCGGCCTCGAACTGCGCATCGACGAAGTTCGACACGCGCTTCATGAACGCGCGGGCCTTCGCGGCATCGTGGGGGTTATCCGTCTCAGCCACGAGGCGCAACTCCAGCCGCGGCAGGAAGGCCTCCAGCCGGAAAGGTCGCAGCGGGAGCACCACCGGGCTCCTGCGGTTCAGAGTGATCCTGTATGAACGGCGTCACCGTCGGCGCATCGGCAGCCGACTCCCACGCCTCCTCGGTCACCTTGCCGCCGGTCCAGATCGCGATGTCTCGGCGCCTCTTGAGCTGGGGAACCGAGTGCCCGTTCAGCCAGAGACTGATGACGGGACGCTGGACCCCCAGGGCCGCCGCGGCGGTGGCCTGGGTGATCTTGTTTTCATCGAGGAACTGCCGAAGCAGCTCCGGAGCGGAAACGGCGTCGTTGCCCATTGGTATTGGTTCATATACCCCGACCGCGACTCTGTCAACCCCACCGCACAGCGCGGCTGTGTTCAGTCCGCTAAACGGAGCTAGGATCGCCATCATGGCCCGGAGCAATGACGACCGAGAAGAGGCGCCGGGGTGGTACGCGCGGTGGAGACTCGAGCAAGAGGAGAAGATCGGTCCGGAAAGGATGACCGAAGTGAGGAAGATCCTTGGGGGCGGCGACCCGAAGCACGGGAAGCAGATTCTTCACCAGATGAGAAATGCTCGCGGGGCCGGAATTATGGGACTGATCAGGCTCGCGGAGGTCTTAGGAGAACGCTCGCCGGGGAGGGTGTTGGACGAGGCGCTAAGTTGGTGGGACCGCACGGGACGCGGCTACGCCGAGCACATGCGCGCGAAGCCGGCGCCCGCGCGAGGTCCGCGAAAGCGAACCAAGAGCGGCACCCTGAGAGCTGTGGCAAGGGGACACTGACGGCGTCTCCAGGCAGGGAATAGCGTCGTTCGCGGCACTCCAGGGCTGCTCTCCGGAGCGGCCCTAACTTTTTTTGTTCACCCTCTTGCACAGCGATGGGTTTAGGTTAATATACCCAAACCATGCAGCCCGCGACACCCCGCCCCCTCACCGCCGCCCGCTCCTCCACTTCCGCGAAGCGCCCTCGCCTCCAGCTTTGCCCTCCCGGCTTCACGTGCCACCGCCCCGGCTGCGTCTCCCCCGCCATCGTGGCCGACGCCTCCGACCGGGACGAAACGTACTGCGCCGACCACGCCCTCGACTCGTTCGACATCGACGAGCTCTACGCCGTCACGAAGGACAGCGACGCGGCCGCCGAAATCTCAGCCTTCCTCGCCGCCGACCGTCAGGACCGCGCCGACTTTGAACGCGAGAGCCGTGAAGGGGGGATCGGCCGATGACCGCTCACGTCGTCCACCAGGTCCGCCGCAACGAAGGCGCGACCCGTCGCCGCTCCCTGTGCGGCAAGGTGATCGTCAGGGTCGCCTACGATCCCGCCCTCGACGGTGAGCGCGACGAGGCCACCGGGATACCGCTCGGGCACGGCACCTCGGATCCGCACAACACCACGTGCCGCGAGTGCAGCTCCGTGGCCTGTCGGATCACCGAGCGGAAGCTGTTCGGTCAGCGGTCGATCGAAGAGCTCGCGCGCACGACCGGAGAGGCGGACGTCTGATGCTCGCCCTCGTCGTCTCTGCCGAAGTCTCGATCACCGAAGACCCGCAGTTCGTTCTGACGGAGCCCCTCCCCACCCGCATCCGTTCTCCCCGGACCGCTCAGCATGCCGGCCTCCTCCGCATCCTCGACCAGCGCTTGGCGGTGACGTCGCGGGCGAGGGAAGCCAGGACGCGCATCCAACCCGGAAGGATCTCGCCGTGATCGATCGCTCCTTCTCTCACCTCCACGTCCTCCAAACCGCCGCCGTCACGGCCCTCCGCGACGCCCGCTCGACGATCCCGCTCGCCTTCCCCGCCGACGCCCGCGAGCTCCACCGTGTCGCGTGTGACGCGCGCGTGAGCCTGCTCGACGCGCTGCAGATCGCGTCGGGCGCCGGATGCTTCGAGGCGATGCGCGCCAAGATCGAGCCCGCGGTGGCGGCGCTCACGGTGCTGATCTCGGCGTGTCGGGAAGAGATCGAGACGAGGAGGGCGTCGTGAGCTTCGACGACGATGCGCGCGAGCCCGGTCCCCACGACCACGTCGGCGCCACGCCAGCGAAGAGCGCCGTCCTGGAAGCACTGGCGAGCATGAACTTGGCGGACGAGAACTTGCGCCGCTTTCCTGATGAGCCGGACTTTCAGATCGACTGGGTGCTTGCGCGTCGCCGGTGGGACGCCGCGGTGAGGGAGGCGATGCGATGAAGAACGTTCGCTCTCTCCGCCCGCGCGAGGATTCCGTCTCCCTCCGCTGCGCCGCCGCGCTCGGCTTCAGGCTCGCGAAGGACGCCGACCGTCTCGGGTTCTCCGAGCTTGCGGAGCGCGCGAGGCAGAAGGCGCGCGCGTTCGATGCCGAGGCGGTACGGGCCGCGTTCTTCGAACAGGCGGCAGAGGAGCGGGACGAGCTCAGGACGGGCGCGGAGCTGATCCTCGCGCGCGCTGCGCGGAGTGACGGCTCGAAGGAGACCGCGTGAGGGAGATCGTTCTCACGCAGGGGAAGGTCGCGCTCGTCGACGACGAGGACTATCCGGAGCTGGCAAAGCACCGCTGGCACGCGGTGATAATGCCGCCGGGTCTCGCCTGGTACGCGATCCGGAACATCAAGCGCCCCGACGGCCGCCGCGCGACGCTCTCGATGCACCGAGCCATCCTCGCGGCGCCTCGCGGGCAGCGCGTCGATCACAAGAATCGTGACGGCCTCGACAACCGCCGCGAGAACCTACGCTTCGCCACGGCCGCACAGAATGCGCAGAACCGTGTGCGCGGTGGCCGTAAGACGAGCCGCTTCATCGGCGTGTCCTGGTACGCGCCGACGTCGCGCTGGAAGGCTCAGATCCAGTCCGCCGGAAAGAAGATGGGGCTCGGGTATTTCCTCGACGAGGAGGCCGCGGCGCGCGTGTGGGACGCCGCGGCGATGCACTTCTTCGGAGCATTCGCGGTCCTCAACTTCCCACGGGAGCAAAAAGCATCATGAGCGCAGCGCAGCAAGCCGGCCGTGTGATCGAAGCAGAGAGCCCGCACTGCGAGCTCGTGTGCACGACGGACGATCGCGAGAGCTGGCTCCGCCATCGTCACTCGGGGATCGGCGCCTCGGAGATCGCCATGGCACTCGGCGAAGCCCCGAGGGCATGGGGCGGCGCGCTCGCCCTCTATGCGAAGAAGACCGGCGCGTACGAGCGCGACCTGTCCGACGTCGAGGCGATCTATTGGGGACTCAAGCTCGAGGATCGCGTCATCGAGGCGTACCAGGAGCGCACTGGAAGACGGACGCGCAAGGACGGGCTCCTCCTCCGCTCGACGGCGCATCCGTGGGCGATGTGCACGCTGGACGGGAAGACCTGGGACGCGGCGAACGACGTCGAGGCGTGGCCGCTCGAGGTGAAGAACGTTTCGAGCTTCATGGGGGACGAGTGGGTCGACGGTCCGCCGCCGCACTACTTCCTCCAGGTTCAACAGCAGATGCTCGTAACGGGCGCGCAGCGGGCGACGATCGCCGCGCTCCTCGGCGGGAACCGCATGGTGTGGGCGGACGTGCCGCGCGACGAGGTGACGATCCGAAAGATCGTCTACCACGGCGAACGCTTCTGGCAGCGCGTCCAGGCCCGCGACGTGCCCGCTCCGGATGGTAGCGAGGAGACACGGCGCGCGCTCACGGCGCTCTACCCGGAAGGGCACGGCGTCGTCGTGCTCCCGGGCACGATGCGCGACGTAGCGGACGAGCTCGAGCGCCTGAAGGCGGACCGGAAGCGCGTCGCCGAGCGGATCGACGTCCTGGAGAACGAGGTGCGCGCCGGGATCGGAGCCGCCGAAGTCGGCGTGATGACCGACGGGCGCTCGTTCTCGAACAAGCTGCAACACCGGAGGGAGTTCACCGTGGCGGCGAACAGCTTCCGAGTGCTGCGACTGCATCAACCCAAAGGAAAGTGAATCCCATGTCCACCCCCCAGACCGACAAGACCGGGCAGATCGTTCCCCGCACCGAGGAGAAGAAGCCCGGCGACAAGATGGCCGAGATCATCCAGAAGATGACGCCGCAGATCGCGCTCGCGCTCCCGAAGCACATGACGGGCGACCGCATGGCGCGAATCGTTCTCACTGCGATCCGGATCAACCCGGAACTCGCGGAGTGCACGCAGGCGTCCTTCGTCGGGTGCGTTCTCTCGTGCGCGCAGCTCGGGCTCGAACCGAACACGCCGCTCGGGCTCGCCTACCTGATCCCCAGGCAGAACAACAAGACGGGCAAGAAGGAGTGCACCCTGCAGCTCGGCTATCAGGGGATGCTCGAGCTCGCGGGGCGCGCGGGCGTCACCGTGTACGGCTACCTCGTCCGCCAGGGCGACGACTTCCGCGTGAAGCTCGGCACGGATCCGAGCGTCGACCACGTGCAGAGCGACGCGCCGGATCGGGAGGCGAAGCCGATCACGCACGCCTACGCGGTGTCGGTGACACCGGACGGCCGGAAGCAGTTCACGGTCCTCTCGATCGCCGAGATCAACACCCGCCGCGACCGCTCCCCGGCGGCGAAGTCGGGACCGTGGGTGACGGACTACGCGGCCATGTGCCTGAAGACGGCGGTCCGCGCCCACTTCCGCTGGATGCCGAAGTCGACGGAACGGATCGCGCTCGCGACCGCACTCGACGAGGCACCGGAGATCGGGACGTCGCTTCTCGCGACCATGGATCCCGTCATCGCGGAGGCCATGGAGCGCGAAGGCCTCATCGAGGCCGAGGGCGTCGAGAAGAAGAACGAAGACAAGAACTGATCCCCGATGACCCCCGACGAGTTCTTTTCGCTCCCTCCCGGCATCGCGTTGCGGGTGCTCTTCGACTCGCTCGACCAGGAGACGTCCGCGTCCCTGCTCGCGCGCGCGAAGCCGGAGGAGCCTCGTCGGGGGAAGTACGACACGCAGCTCCACATCAAGGCCGGCTACCAGTGGGCGTCCGAGACATCCCTGGAGAGCCTCCGCTGGTTCCGGAACCGCTCGCTCGATTCCGCCGCGCGCGAGGGGAACGAGTGGGCCGCGAGGGATTCGAAGATGGCGGAGAACCTCGCGAAGTGGATCGCGTGGCGCGAGTGGTACCCGGACGCGGTGTGGAGCGGCGTCCGCGGCGAGGAGCAAGTGAACGCCGCACCACCGAGCGCGAAGCCACGCGTTCACGCGCGGGCCGGTAACGGGCAGCGCAAGGCCGCGCCGCCGGCAGACGACGACTTGGATCCCGAGAACTACTGAGGAGACCCCCATGTCCGACGAAACCGAAATAGTGGAAGCCGCGGGCGCAACGATCGTCCCGCTCGTGAAATACGAGTTCAGCATCGAAGAGGCCCGCGCGATGGCCTCGAAGTACGACGCGCTCACGTCCGCGGAGACCCCCGAGAAATACAAGGAGGTCACGAAAGCCCGCGCTCACCTCCGCACGACGCGCACGAGCATCGAGGCCCGCCGGAAGGATCTGAAGCGCGGAGCCTTGATCTACGGAAAAGCGGTCGACGCCGCCGCGAAGGACCTGACGGCCGCCATCGAGCCGACCGAGGAGCGCCTCGACGCGCTGATCAAGGCGATCGACGAAGAGAAGGAGCGGCTGAAGCGCGAGAAGGAAGAGGCCGAGCGAGCCGAGATCGAGCGCACGATCCGGGAGGCGCGCGAGGCCGAGGAAGCTCGGCTCCGGGAGCTCCGCGAGCAGGAAGCCGCCCGCCTCAAGGCCGAGCGCGACGCCGAGGAGGCCCGTCTCGCCGATGAGCGGAAGGCCCAGGCGATCGAGGCTGAGCGGCTCGAATCCTTGCGTCGCGAGCTCGAGGCTCAGACCGCAAAGGCGCGCGCCGACGAGGAAGCCCGCGCCCGCGCGGAGCAGGCGAAGATCGCCGAAGAGCGCGCCAAGCTCGAAGCCGATCGCCGTCTTGCTGAGGAGGAGGACCGGAAGCGGATCGCGGACGCCCTGCACGAGCGCGAGCTCGCCGAGAGGTCCCTCCAGGTCGAACGCGACCGCATCGCCGCGGGGCAGCGCGCCGAACAGGAGCGCCTCGACGCCCAGCGCCGCGAGCTCGACGCCGCTCGGGAGAAGGTCGAGCGCGAGGAGTTCGAGCGGCAGGCGAAGATCAAGGCGGAGCAGGAGGCCAAGGAGCGGCTCGAGCGAGAACGCGTCGAGGCGGAGCAGCGCCGGATCGCCGAGGAAGAGAGGAAGGCCGCCCACGCCGCCAGGCTCGAAGCCCTGAAGCCCGACGGGGAGCGCCTGAGAGACTACGCGGCGCGCCTCCGCCAGGTGAAGCCGCCGGAGTTCGCGACGGAGGAGGCGAACGTCTTCTTCCTCGCCCGCTGGCCCACGATCGACGCGACGCTTTCATCGCTCGAGGCGTTCGAGACCGAGGCGTCCGACGACGCGGCGGCGCAATGAAGATCGGTTCCCTCTTCTCCGGCATCGGCGGGCTGGAGCTCGGCCTCGAACGCGCCGGGCTCGGTCCGGTGCTTTGGCAGGTCGAGCAAGACGAGTTCTGTCGCCGCGTGCTCGCGCGGCATTGGCCCACCACGAGGAGGTTCGACGATGTCCGCGACATCTGCCGGCGACACCAGCCCCCCCCATTGATCTCCTCTGCGGCGGCTTCCCCTGTCAGGACATCTCCTCGTCCGGCAAGGGAGCTGGCCTCACTGGTGCTCGAAGCGGCCTCTACTTTGAGTTCGCTCGAATCGCTTCGGCGCTCGCCCCCGACTGGCTCGTCATCGAGAACGTCGCCAGCGGACCGAATCGCTGGGTCGATGCCGTCCGAGGAGACCTGGCAGAGCGAGGCTATGAAAGCCTTCCGATCCCGTTGCGAGCGAGCGATGTCGGCGCCCCGCACCGCCGTGGACGAATCTTCATCGTGGCCCACGCCGGTCGTGACGGACTCGAAGCGCTCGGGCCGAGTCACGACGAAGACGGACGTGATGCACCCGGGGACGTCGCTCTCGGACGCGGTGCTACGGATCCCCACCGGTTCCCACCTGGGCCCGACGACATTTCCGCCTGGGCCGAGTGGCTCGCCGACGGTGGACCTGAACCCGCAATTCGTCGAGGCGTTGATGGGCTTCTCGACGGACTGGTCGATTCCCGACTCCACTGTCTGGGAAACGCCGTTGTTCCGCAGTGCGCTGAGGTCGTCGGATGGGTGATCCGGGAACTCATCGCGCAGGAGGCCGCATGACCTCCCGCCTCCTCCCCTGGCTCCTGGTCGTCGCGCTCTTCTTCGTGGCCGTGCGGCACGACATCACGTGGGCGTGGCTGCCGTGGCTCATCTGCGGAGGCCTCGTCGTCGTCATCGGCGCCCTCATGACCGCGATGGGAAACATGTTCCGGCGATGAATTCCGCCCTCATCCCGCAAGTGATCCATGTCGCGGTCTGCGTCCGCTGCAGTACGCCGTGCAGCGTCGGGCGCAAGCCGACCGGTCACGCCCTCTATTGCGAGGAGTGCCCGCCCGGCAGCGGCCACGTGAAAGTCGAGACGTACCGGCACGCAGCGAAGAAAGAACGCAGCGGCAGGAAGCCGCGGAGGAACCGAAGACCATGAACCTAGAAACCCTGAAAATGGACAAGTACGCCGCTCGCGACAAGGCGATCGAATACGGCCGCAAGGTTCGCGACGACCGAGAGGCGCGCTTCACCGGCGAGGGCGATACCCGTCGCCGCGTTCGCTACCCCGACGCGCAAGACAAGGAGGACGCGGCGCTGCACAAGGCGTTCTGCGCGCTCGGTCGCGAGGAGACGGTGCTCTCTCTACCGATGGTCATGCGCAAGGCCGGGCTCGACCCGGTGACGTTCCTGCCGAAGCTCGCGATCGTGCGCGCCGACGCGAAGCACGTCGGGCTCTCGTTCGATGGCGATTCCCTGGTCTTCTTGGATGACGCGAACCGCATGCGCTCCGAGCCTCATGCTCGCATCCCGTCGAACCTGTTCCCGGCGGAGATCCGTGACTGGCAATGGCGTGAACGGAACAAGCTGCTGAGGCTCCGTGACGCGCGAGCGGTGTGCCCGCAGATCCCGCCGAGGTTCCGTCCGACGCTGGGCGGTCTCACCGAGCGCTACCTCTTGTGGGAACCGAAGTGGGAGAAGCGTCCGCCAGACCCGGATCCGTTCCTGCTCAAACACATCGGCGGCGGGTTCTTCACCGTCGAAGCGCAATGGCACATGACGCCGCTGGAGCTCGCGGTGCTCGAAGGACGACTGTGACGATGATCGCCCCGAATCGATCACGCGCGGACAGTCGTTCGACCCCGCCCCGCCCCCCATCGCTATCCGCTCTCTGCGCCGCTGCGAAGCGCGCGTTCGGCCCCCGCGCTGGCGTCACGGTCACCGACTGCGCCACGGGCGGGTTCGCAATCGCAATCGCCTATCGCAACAACGACGAAGTGAGATGCGACGCGGACACCGAGGGGACGGCCCGGACTCGGCTCCTCCTCTGCCTCCGCGCCCTGCCTGCCGCGAAGGTGGCGAAACGGAAGCGGGGTGGGCGGTGAAGCACGGATGCACGGCAGGCCGCGAAGAGCGGAGCACGGGACCGCTGGTCTTTTGAGAAGGAGCTACCTGAATGTCGCGCATCGAAGATTCGACATCATTGTTCGGCAACGGGATGGGAACCGGCACGTACGGAGATATCACGTGCGGACTGTGCGGCGGCAAGTACAACGAGGGCGAGGATGCTCGTGGTGTGTATGACGGTGACAGCGTTTCGCATGCTGATTTTGCCGGTCTCGTGGTCTGCGACTGTTGCTTTGATCGTGTCGAGCGAGGAGTGCTCGCGTGGATGCCAGACATTCTTGTTTGGTACGCGAAGTACCTTCGGCGACGCCGTTCGGCGCTCGATGGTCAGGACAAGCTAGTCGAGGACGTGGTCCTGGCTCTCGGAAAGGACCCGCGCGAATGAAGCCAACAAATAGGGCGACGCAAGGGGGTCGCCTTATGCCAGGGAAAAGGGCCAGAACGGATCAACTTTTTTACCGCGGCCCGGGGTCTAGGTAGACCATGATTGAGGTGCAACCGTGAAGCAACAGGTACCGGCAGTCCGTAGACTCGTGGATACCGATGTGGGGAATCTCTCCTGGATCGCTCCACCCAATCCTTCCGCTTGCGGGTGCGTTTGGCGTCGCTGTCGGGAGTTCGGCGACGTCGTCACGTCGCAATGCCTCGACCACGCGCTCGACTCCGTCATGGGCACGCTCACCGAGATCGCCGAAGAAGTGGCGCGCAACCGCAAGACGCCCGAAGAGATGGCCGACAAAATAGCCGCGGAGTGCACTCGGCTCGGACCGAACGTCGTGCAGACGTTGGACCAGTTCTTCGAGAGCGAGGTCGCGAGAATCAGGTACGGAAAGGATCGTGCGCCGTGAAGCAACACGAAACCAGAGACCCGAAGGAGCCCATCATGCAACCACCCGATTCGTTGACCCAGGAACCCACGGCATGGCAACACGAGTGGAGCGGAGACGGAACGTGTCGACGGTGTAGTGCCGACAGCCAATCTTCGGGGTTTAGTGACCCTTGCAAGGTTCCACCCGGTCACACCATTTTCGACAATCCCGATGCGCCGCACAATTACGGGCCACCGCGACCCATGACCGAGCAGGAGCGTAAGCGCGGCCGATGAGACGCCTCACTCTATACCGCGACGACAGCACCGCGCAGGTCATCTACGACGACGTGAAAACGCTCTTCTGGACGGCGAACAACACTGTGCTCACCGTCGCTCGGTTCGTCGGCGCCGGCCCCGAGCACTTCTATGTCCACTGGCCGCGGGAGAGGTTCTGCTGGTTCCGCGACGACCCTGGGCAGGTAGTTCGGATTCAAGTCTGCACGCCCGATAAAACTGCGGTGCAACCGTGAAGCAGCAAGACATCCCAGACCCGGCGGAGTCAGACATGCCGGAGACAATCCCTCCACCTAGGCTGCGCTGGTATTTTGACGGTTACGGATTGCGTCCGTCCTTCGAGCCGCCGCACAAAATGATCGTGGAATGCGCCTACGGGCCAAACCCATACCCGGTGCCCACCCTTACGCCGTTCGAGGCGCTCACGGTCTCTAAATCTCTCGGTTCATTGCAGTTCGCCGTCGAGCTGGCGACCAAGGGCTTGGTCGCGCTTGCCGTGATGCACGCCGAAGAATTCCGCGAGCAGATGCTCACCTTAGATGACTGGATGACTCCGGATCGGGGTAGCGCGGAGCCAGGCAGAAAGGACCGCGCCCCGTGAAGCAGCAAAGAACAGCTACTCGCGCGAAGCCCGTCACGAGAGAGGCGGTCTCTTGACCGAGCTACAGTTCAACGGGCGCGACGGGTTGCGGCCGCAAGCGCAAGCTCGTCGGTACGTCTACCGGGTGCTGTTCGCAATGCTCGACCACGAGCTGACAGAGCGCGACGGCTGGATGTTCGGCGGCATCGAGCAGGAGCCGGACCAGCGTCGGCTCACGAAAGCGATTGAGGCGGTCAAGAAGGAAATCAAACGGAAGGCCAATAGGTGAGCGCGCCCACGAAAGACCAATCCCGCGCCGTGAAGCAGTGGGTAACAGCTACTCCGACTCACCCCGTCACGTCGGGAGTCAGTCCCCGGAACCAATCACGAACGGGACGCTGGCGGAGCTGAGGGCCGTACCAAAAGCAAAACCCCTCCCGCCGTGAAGCGAGAGGGGCAAGGCGCCGCCCACGTAGGAGCGACGGCGGATGGGGGCGGGGATGGCGTCGGGGATATTCAGCGCGACCGCGAGGGCAATCGCGGCCGCCGCGGAGCCTCCGGCGGCGTCGAGAGCGGGTCTCCGGCGGCATAACGCGCGAGCCTACGCTCCTCGGCCTCCGGGAGCGGCACTGGGGAGAGCGCCTGCGCCACCAGGTCGAGCCGGTCATGCACCCCCGTCGGCAGCTCGACCCAGTCGGTCGCGACGCTCCTCGCGGCCTCTGGCGGGGTCCTGAGAGCCACGGCGCGCGCCATCCTCTCCAGGTCCCGCGCTCGGCCCTCTCGCTCTTCGTCGTAGAGCCGACCGAGCCGGTCCCGTTCGTCTCGGCGCTCGGCCTCCCGCCGGCGGGATTCGTCGAGTTGCGCCTTCAGGGACGCGACTTCCCCCGCGTGCGCCTCGCGGAGCGTCGCGAGCTCGCGGTCTCGGGCCTTCTCGGCATTGCGGTAGAGGAGCCCGACGACGGCACCGAGCCCAGCAACGGCCCATCCGAGGAACGCGACGGGGGAAGTGATGGGCGGGAGCTCGGCCACGTCACTCCGCGTCCGGGCGCTCGTTCGCCGGGTTCGTCGGCACATCGTGCTCAGCGGCGCCGTTCGAGGGAAACCGGTCAGAGAGCCGTCGCCCGAGCTCCTCGACCTTGTCGTCGAGCCCTCGGACCGCGCAGAGCGCCTTCACGGCGGAGGACACGATCCCGATGTCCCGTTTCTGCTCCTGGAATTCTTGATCGCCCTCCTCGAGGCGGCGGTCCGTCTTCGCTCGCCAGCTATCGATCTCGTCGAGGCGGAGGTGCAGAGATACGAGGAGCGCATGCGCGTCCAACGTTTCGAGCTGCTTTTTTCGGACTTCCTTCGCGGCCTCGTGCTCGTTCATTTCTCTGTCCTCATCGGGTGAAAGCTCTGACTTGTCGGTGTCGCGTTGTTCGGGGAGCGGGAATGGTTCGAGATGGCGGGCGTCGTCGTCGGTCACGCGGGTTTCTCCGCGCCGCGGAGCGCGTCTTCCGCGCTCTCTTCCGTCGTCAACGCGACCGATCCCTCGATCTCGCGCCGCTGCTCGTCCGTGAACGGCGAAGCGGCAGCGTCGAGGAGCGTCCGCGCATCGAGCAGCAGGTAGTCGAGCTCGGCGAAGGTCGCGACGGCTGCCACGTCGGAAAGGTGCGCGGTCTGGCACCCGATCGAGCTGAACGCTTTTCCGCTCGGACCGGCGCAGTCGAAACCGGGGTGCAAGAGGACCTCCGTCGCGAAGTCGCCGACGTCGGGCGCTGACTGCTCGCCGCGTTGACGTTCCTCCGAGGCATCGCGCTCCGCGTCGGTGATCGTGCCGTCGTGGTTCGTGTCCCGCCATGTCGGGACGCGCGGATCCGTGGCGCTGCCCTTGATCCAAAGCTTCGGAAACGGCGCGGTCTGTAGCCGTTGCATGACGTAGCGGCCCGGCCGAATTGTGCCGACGTCGGGCGTCCCGTCGTGGTCGACGTCGACGGTTGCGCGCGTGGTGTGCTGGTATGGGTGGGTCGAGCCGCGGAACTCGCGAACGATGCCCTCGGCGAGGAGGACGAAGGCGTCGTCGTAGGCGGGCCGCGAGATCGTGTCGTGCGGCTCCGTTCCGCCGAGCTCGAGGCCGCGGATCCCAAGGAGCAGTGGGCGATCGAGACGCGTTCCGATTCCGGCTGCAGAGAGGAGCGCGAAGTAGTGCGCGTGCTTCGTCGCTGCGTCGGCGGATGGCGGGGGCCAGATCGAGTCCGTCATTGCGGTTCCTGGTAGATGGGCCTCACGTCCACGGCCCCCCAAGCAGCAACCACATGACGACGAGGAGCCCGGCGGCGCCCGCGAGGGCGATCAGCGCGCTTTCGAAGACCACGTCTCCGAGCTCTGAGAGATGCTGGATCACGGGTGCTCCGGCGTGCGCGCGATCGGTCGTCGTGTCTCGAACAGGCCGCCGGGACCGACCTCTGGACCCTGGTAGGCGCAGATCGGTTGCCCCTCGAGCGACGAGCACGCGGACCGCTCAGGGCAGCACGTGTGCGATCCGTCGACCGGGAAGCACCACGTCGCGTTCGGGTCCGCCGAGCCGTCCGCGCGGTGGCACGGGTAGGCCTTGTCGTGAGGATCCGGCGTGAAGATGGGCGAGTCGAAGTGGCAGCCGGCCACGACCAGGGCGACGAGGGCCAGGACTACGGCGCGCATTTGGTGAACCCGCATGCGCGCACGGCCGCCTTCGTCTTCGCCGATCCGAGGCACGCGACGGGCACCTTGGTAATCCCGTCGTGGTCGGCGTGCCGCATCGTTGCCGCGCACGTCGGATCAGCCCCTGCGTGGCACCCAGCGGCCTTCATGGCCGCGCAGGCGTCGTCGTACGCGTCTCCGGGCGCGGGCGCGGGAGGAGGCGCAGGCGGCCCCGCATCGACGACCGGCAGCGGAGGCGGGATCGTCGGGATGGGAGCGGGCGCCGGAGCGGGCGGCGTCACCGGATCCGGCGGCGGGTTGCAGCTCGGAGACGATGCGACGAGCAGCGCGACGGCGAGGATCGTTCGGTACATCAGGCAGCCTCCTTCATGACGGGCAGGATCGCGTTCGAGTCGCTCGTCTGGGCGTCGAGCAGCCACGCCTTCGTCGCGAGGAAGAACCCGCCGAGGCCCCAGTCGGTGTCGCCCCAGGAGTTCTTGACGAAGAAGACCGGCGCGTTGCTCGCCAGCCGCCCGGCAGCCACGGCGAGAGCCGCCGCTTGCTCGGCGGTAGCACGCATGATCCGCGGCAGAGCGCCCGCGCCCTGCTGAGCGAGGATGCCGGCGCGCACGAAGCCGACGACGTCGACGTAGTGCCCGCCGCCGTTAGGGTCGTTCGGATTGAGGGGCGCGCCGACGAAGCCGTTCATCGGGTTCCACTGCTCGAACGCCGTATCGACAAAGAAGCCCGTCGGGACCGCGTACTCCGCGAGCGCCGCGCAAACGTCGCCGATGAGGTTCGGACCGCGCGCGATCGCGTGCGACTCGACGAGGTGGAGCGCGTCCGTCTCGAGCTCGTCGAGCGTGGGCTCCGCAACGCACGTCTCGGCGTCGGCATCGGAGAACCGGCCCTCGACCTCGGGACCCATCGGGCGAAGGCCCCACTTCGCGATCCCGTCCATGACGTCCGCCGGGAAGGCGCCCTGGTCGACGAGCGGGTGCGTCGCCGGATCGAGCCCCTGCGCGGCGCGCGATGTCGCGTTGCCGAGCACGTAGATGCCTGCCTGCGACGGCACCCAATCGAGGGGCGCGCCTGCCTTACCGAACGACGTGAAGGCGCCGTCCGAGCTCGCGTGACCGGTGCACGTGCTCGTCTGGCCCTGATCCATCACGGGCGCGACGAACGGCGTGAGGTCCGAGCCGTCTGCCATGACGGCGGCGAGCGAGAGCGGATGGACCGCCGAGAACGTGTGCGCGAAGGGGCGGACGTTCGGGCGCCAGCCACGACCGCGCGCGATCACTTCGACACCGACCCTTCGCAGACGTCGACGGCGTGACCGGGCGAGACGCCGGGGTGGGACGCGCGGAATGCGCGAGCGGCTCGCACGTGGCCGAACAGCGACGCGATTTCCTCCGCCGTCAGGCACAGCGCACCGATCGCCGGATTCCCGCTATCGATGACCGTGCAGACATCCCGCACGACGGTCTTCGCGGGGATGCCGCAGCCGAGGAAGGCGAGCAGACAGACGATCGCCACCTTCGCCGCCGTCCCGCCCGAGCTCGGCGGCCACCTGAGACCGAACATCGACGCCAGCGCACCGAGGATCTCGAAGACGTCGTGGAACAACGCGTCGACGACCGAAGCGGCTGGAGCGAGCTTCGGGAACTTCTGCGCGAGTGCGTCGAAACCGCGGACCAGCGCGGTGCCGATCGAGAGGTAGAGCAGGATCGCGGTCCAGTGACCGAAGAGGAAGGCGGTGACTTGTTGCATGGAGTTCTCCTGATGCGCTGCGAAGAGCGCGGGTGATGCTGATTGGGTCGGAGCGCGCTACGGCTGCTCTGCGACCAACTACGTGGAAATCAGATAGCGTTGATGCCCGCGGTGACCGCGGTGGGGGCCGCGGACGTGAGCGATGCCGCGCAAGCCTGTATGAAAGAGCGGGCCGCATTCATGAGCGTCACGCTCTTCACTCCGGCCTGTGCAGCGATGGATGCGCGGTTCGCGTAGGCGAGCTGGATCGCCACCGCCTGAGCATCAGGAGGTCCCGGGTCCTGGAACGTAAATGGCGCCAGGATGAAATTGACGCCGTCGTAGGTGTCGCCTCCGGATACGACTTTCCCCGCTGCGACGAGCACGGCCGTCAGCGTGGCGTCGCCTTGCGTCGCGCTCGCCGGATCGGCCGCGAGAACGATGTTTTTCACGACCCCCGCTTTCACCAGCGCGTAGATGTTCACTGCGTCTCCTGCGCGCCGGGCGCGAACGTCTTGCCGTCGAACGTGTGTCCGCTCTCGACGACGATGCCGGGAGGCACGAGAACGTAGCTCTTGGTGAACTCCGGGTTCTCGTCGACGAAGCGCTGGCTCGCGCTCACCATGTTCGTAACCTTGCCGTCTTCGACGACCGCCCAAGTGAGCGGCGTTCCCGGCGTCGTGCAGTCGATGAATTCCACGTTCTTGCTCCCTTCAAGTGAAGACCAGGATCGCGATCCCGTTGTCTCCGTTGCCACCCGCTGCGCCCGCGAGCCCAACTTGGCCGCTGGTACCGTCGCCACCACCGCCGCCGCCGCCTCCGCCACCACCACCGCCGCGACCGTTGGTGCCGTTGTTTCCTGCGTTCCCCACGAGCCCGCCCGCGTTGTTGGTGAACGCGCCGCCGTGGCCACCGGTGCCGCCCTTGCCATCGGTATTCGCAGAAATGACGCCGTTCACCGCAGTCTCGTCGCCGAGTCCCGAGGAGCCGCCACCACCGCCTGCACCGCCGCCGGCAATTGGCGCGCTTCCGGTGCCTCCGATGATTGCCGTTCCGATAGCGATCTGAGAGGCGCCGCCAAATCTCGAGGAGTGCACTGCTATTGTCGCGGCAGTGTTACCGCCGACGCCCGAGTTACCTCCGGCGGCGCCCGCGATCCCGGCCTGACCCAGGATCGCCGCTGGCCCCCATTTCGCGGTGGGCGCCGAACCCGCTGAGCCGCCGGTGCCGCCGGTGCCGCTCGTGCCAGGATTACCTGCGCCGCCTGCTCCGCCGCCAGTGCCTCCCTGGTTGCTCGCGCCCTGTCCAGCCTGCGCGACGAGCACGCTGTTGATCGTCACGCTCGTGATGCCGCCCGCGCCGCCAGGATTGCCAGCGCCGCCTGCTCCACTGCCGGCTCCTGCAGTTCCGCCCGGCGTCCCCGCGAGTCCGCCGGCGCCGATCGCGACCGTGATCGATTGGCCCGCAGTCACGCTCACCGGCGGCGTCCAATCTCCGCAGCACGGAGCTCCGCTACCTCCGCCAGCGCCGCCGCCTCCGCCGCCGGGGGTCGCGCCGCCGAAGCCACCGCCGCCTCCGCCGCCAGATGCTCCGCCACCGGCTCCGGGACGGATGAAGATCTGGCAGATCGTCGCGCCAGCGGGCACCGTTCCGCCGCCATTTGCCGTGTAGATCTGAGCTGCGATCGTCATTGTTGGATCACTTGAAAAGGAGGACGACTAGACCCGCTGAACCAGCGCCGCCCGTTCCTCCGGCGAATCCGTTCTGCCCGGTCGGGTTCGCTGCACCACCGCCGCCGCCGCCTCCGCCACCACCACCGCCGCGACCGTTGGTGCCCGCGTTGCCGTTGCCGCCTGCAGTGCCAGACGCGTTGTTCGTGAAGGCGCCCCCGTGACCGCCCACGCCAGCCTTGCCGTCAGTCGTGGACGACATCACCCCACCGATGAGCGTCTCATCGCCGAGGTTGGTGCTGCCCCCTGCTCCGCCCGCTCCGCCACCACCGAGAGAGACGGCGTCTCCTGTCCCACCAACGGCGGCAGTGCCCGCTGCGATTGCAGGTGCCGCGCCGAATCGGACTGGATTTTGGGCCGGATTCGCGCCCGTGTTTGAGGCCGTTTGTCCCGCGGTTCCTCCGCCGGCAGATCCTGCCGTTCCGGCCTGTCCGGTAAACGCGTCCGTGCCCCATTTGACGGCGCCTTGCGAGCTCGCCGACCCGAGCGTGCCGCCCGCCGCGTTGGTGCCGCCTCCCGCGGCCGAGCCGTTGGCGGCTCCGCCGTTTGCTCCTTGCACGGATGCGCCCTGGGCCGCCTGCGCGACCAGAATCGAGTTGATCGTCAGAGACGAAACGCCCCCGACGCCGCCCGTGGTGCCGACGCCGCCTGCCCCACCTGAGCCCGCCCCGCCCGTGCCACCCGTGCCTCCAGGGGTTCCGCCGATCCCGCCGGCGCCGATCGCGACTGTGATCGATTGGCCTCCGACTACGGTGATGGGCGCGGCCCACTCACCGACGCACGGAGCACCAGAGCCACCACCTCCGCCGCCACCACCGCCACCGCCTGTCGCGCCGCCGTTGCCCGCTCCTCCGCCGGTCCCGCTAGCTCCTCCGCCTGCGCCCGGGCGCATGTAAGCCATGCAGATCGTCGCGCCGACGGGCACCGTGCCGCCGCCGTTCGCCGTATAGATTTGAGCTGCGATCGTCATTGATCTCTCACGTGAAGATCAGAATCAGGATGCCTGCGTCGCCCGCGCCTCCGACCCCGCCGATGAGTCCGACCATGCCCGTCGGGTTCGCGGCTCCGCCACCGCCGCCGCCGCCTCCGCCTCCACCGCCGCGGCCGACGAGGCCAGCGCCGCCCGCGCTCCCCGCGAGGCCGCCGGAGTTGTTAGTGAACGCTCCGCCGTGGCCGCCGGTGCCGCCTCTACCGTTCGCATTCGCGGCCGCGACTCCGTTCACGACGGTCTCGTCGCCGAGACCTGCGCTGCCGCCGGGGCCGCCGCCTCCGCCACCGCCGAGAGAGATGCCGTCACCGGAGCCCCCAGGTCCGCCTGGTGAAATGGCGCTGATCACTGGGCTCACACCGAATCGAGTTGCGTTTACGGCGGCTCCCGCTGAGCTATTTCCGCCAGCGGCTCCCGACGTGAAACCTCCAGCGCCCCCGACTATCCCCGCCTGTCCGAGGATTGCGTTGATGCCCCATTTCGTCGCCGGAGCACCGCCGGCAGTGCCGCCTGCGCCGCCTGCGCCGACCAGTCCAGCGCCGCCGCCGCCGCCAGCGTTTCCGCCGGTGCCGCCTTGATTCGAAGCGCCCTGACAGGCTTGGAGCGCGAGCGTGCCGTTGATCGTTAGCGACGTGAGTCCGCCGGCCGCTCCGGCACTACCAGCGCCGCCAGCACCGCCCGCCGCTCCCGCAGATCCGCCCGTCGCACCCGCGAGCCCGCCAGCGCCAATGACTACGGTGATCGATTGCCCGGCGGTCACTGCGATCGGGCAGTCGGTCCACTCGCCGACGCACGGAGCACCGGAGCCGCCGCCACCGCCACCGCCTCCGCCTCCGCCCGTCGCGCCGCCAAAGCCACCACCGCCACCCCCGCCAGATGCTCCGCCACCGGCTCCGGGTCGAACGAAGCAGTAGACCGAGGTCGCGCCGGCGGGCACCGTCCCGCCACCGCTCGCGGTGTAGATCTGCGCGGCAATCGGGTTATCGCTGCCTGCATTGCAAGCGACCGCCGAGTAGCCGATCCCGATCCTGAGTGCGTGTTGCATAGTTCAGAACACCGGCGGGTTCGGGTTCCACTTCACCGCGAGATAGGCGGCACGCACGCACATCTCATCGGCCGTCAGAACACGGTTTTTGTAGACGAGGATCTCTGAAATGAATCCGTCGAAATTCGAGCCTGTAGCGGTCCCGCTCTCGAAGGCGAAGCCTCCGACCATGATCGCGTGCGGTGCGATGGCCGCCGTCGTTCCTGATGTCTGAAAGCTCGCGGAGCGCGTGACGACTTTCCCGTTCCTCAGAAAGGTCGTCTTGGCGTTGGACCAGTCCAACGTTCCAGCGAAAAGCCCGGGTACGCCGTTCGTCATCGACCCGGAATTGCCGGCTTGAAACGAGTCTGCTTGTAGTCGCCGACCGCCAAGCGAGAAATCATCTGCGGCGCAATAGACGAGCGTCGTGTCGGCGTTCCCCGATTCGTGCGGGGTCATCAGTCCGAACGCCAGCGAGCCACCGCCTGGCGTGCTAGCTCGCTGATAGACCATCAGGACCGAAATCCCGGTCATGCTCGTCATCCCGCCAGGCGTGACGAGTGCGAGGATTTGCGAGGATGCGGAGACGAATTTAACCGATGCCTTGCCTACGATCCCGTTGGTTACCCAAGTCGGACGATTGTTGGCGCCCCATTGCACCAGGTCGAACGCGGAACCGCCCTGGCTGATCCAGTGCCCGACGGTCGCGTTGTTCGTGATCGCCGATCCGCCCGAGTCCTTGAGCGAACCCGTGCTCGTGTTCGTCGCGTCGAGCCAGATGTCCGGCAGGTCGTCCGACGGCTGCCATTTCGGGATGCCGTGGATGATCACGGGATCGTCTGCCCGAACACGGCAACCTCGCCCGCGCCCGCGGAGATGGTGCCGGCAGTCGCCCAGCGCACCGTGATGGTCGCGCCTGCAGCGAGATCGACCTGGTAGCCGTTGCCGATCAGCAGCGCCGTTCCGTAGGTCGACAGAGCGAGACCGGCGACGATGCCGACCGCAGTGGCGTTGTTGAGCACGACGGCGAGCACGTACTCCGTGCCGCCCGCTGCGATGCCGACGGTGACGGTGACGTTGCCGGTGCCGACGATCGCCGTGTTGAGTCGCACGCGCGGCACCGAGAGCACGAAGCGACCCGCGCCGCTCGGCGATGCTGGGATCGTGTAGACCGTTGCGTCGACGTTCCCGGCCGTCGTCGAGAATGTGGAAGCGACGGTCGCGACCGGTCCCGTCGTGCCGGCTCCGCTCGAGGCCATCGCCGTGTTGAGGTCGTTAGCGATCCCGGTGACGGCATTCCGTTCGAGGCTCTCGCCGAACGCGAACGGAAGGATCCCGGTCGAGTTGACGACGCCTACGACGGCCGTAGCGGTGTAAGCGGCAACGGCCTGGCCGGCGGAATCGACGCCGCCGTTGATGACGCATCGGACGAGCCACGTCAGCCCGACGGAGCCGACCGGCGTGTTCATCGTGAACGTCGCCGTCGCGCCGTTCGGCGAGCCCGTCGGCGTGATCGTCGGAGCGACCTTCGACGAGTCGCTGCTCCCGATGATCGACCACGTGACGGTGCCGACGCCGGTCGTGCTCGTGAGCGCGAGCGTGACGAGGGAGCCGGCTGCGCAGGTCTGCGGAGAGCTGCCACCGTTAACGGTAAATGCTGCGCTTGCCATGCTAGACCGTCAGCGTTTGGATCGAGTTGTTGGGGAACTTCACGCTGAGCTTGTTCGTCGTGCTCGACATGTAGAGAACGCACCCGGTCGCCGGCGCCGTGACGCTCGCGTCCGGGACGGGCAGGTAGCGCGTTGCCCCCGTCGCGTTCACCGCGGTGACAGCCGTGACGCTGCAGCGGATCGTGTACGTCGTGACGGAGTCGACCGTGCAGATGACGACGTACTCGCCGGCGACGTCAGGAGTGAAGCTGCTCGTCGCGCCGCTCGCAGCCGTGAGGCCGGAGCGCGCAACGGTCGAACCTGCAGGGACCGAGAGGCTCCAGACGTACGCAGCCCCGGTCGGCGTCGTGGAGAGCGAGATCTGCTGCGCCGTGATGTAGCCGGCGACGGCGTTGTTCGCAGCCGTTCCCGGCGTCGGGACGGCCGCCGAGATAGCTAGAATGCCTGCCACTGCTCAGCCTTTCTTTGCGCCCGCGAGATTCACGAGAGCCACGGCGCCCGGGTTTTCGGTTGCTGCCGCGGTCGGCCCCGTCGCGAGCGTCGAGTAGATGAACGCCGCCTGGAGCACGAAGAGCAGCGCCGGCGTCGTGAGCGCGGTTCCGTCAGGTGCGACGTGCGAGGTGACGTTCGTGCGATGGTGCTCGTACGCGCCGTAGATGCTCGCCATCTCCGCGAACGATCCGGACATGTCCGCGGACGGCGGAGCAGCAGGCAGATTGATGCTGTCGACGAGCGTGTGCCACAGACCGCCGCCGGTCCCGTTCCCGTCGCGCTTGTCGTTCTTCATGTGCGCGGTCAGCAGCTCGAAGATCTTCGAGAGTGACTTCGCGATCCCCGCCTTCGAGCCCGGCGACCCGTACGCTACAGGGAGGCCGTTGAAGGTGTCGGCGGCCGCGTGGAACACCAGGCTTCCGATGTGCGCGTTGTACTTGCTGCCGAAGTCGTTGATCATCGCGACGTAGTCGGAGCCGATCGCGCTCGTCACCGTCGCGTCGATGAGCGTTCCGAGACCCGCGACCACTCCAAGGTTTCGCGCTGCAGTCGTGGCAGCGGCCGTGCTCGGCTTCGCGATCGCCGGGCTGTGCTCACCGTGGAGAGCGAGCGTCGTCGCGCGGATGTTGGAGTCCCACACCCAGAGAACGAGGGTCGCCGTATCCGGTGGCACGCCGAGCTGGATCGTCACGCGGTCGCCGAAGACGACCGTGATCGATGCCTCGGATCCGAGCTTCGTCTCTGCGGTGAAGCCGCGCGGATCGCCCTGATACGCGCCGCCGTAGGCCGACGCACCCTTCGTGTACTCCTGCGCGGCGATGACGTACTTGCCCGGCACGTCGGGCTTGAGATCGAACGGCGTACCGGACGCCGGGGCCGATGCCGCGTCGCCCTCGAAGATCTGGAAGCGTGCCGTACCCGCGGAGATCTGCGCCGCGCTCGCGACGCCTTCGATCTTCGATCGGAGGTCCGATCCGACGGGCGCGTCCGTGCACCAGACGCGGACGAAATTGCCGCCCGCGCCGGGCGTGAAGGTCAGACGGGCGCCCTTCGTGACGACCGGGTAGGTCGGCGTTTGTGTGATCGCTAGCGGCACTGATCAGACTTCGTCGAGCTTCGAGAGCGCGCAGATGTATCCGCACGACATGTACGTCGCGCCTGACAGGTTGTTGGAGACCGCCTCAGTGGTGATGGCGACGCCGTACCGGAAGGCCGTGTTGTCCACGACCTCGGACAACGATCCGGCGTTCATGGTGTGCGGGGCCTGGTACACGCCAGTCGTCCCCGACGAGTCCGTCACGGTCTGCAGGACAGTCACCGTGCTGTCAGTGGCGACCTTGAACGCCTGGAGCGTTGGCATCGTTCCGGGTAGGGCGCCGTGGCCACCGGCGCCCTTCAACCAGACGAACATCGCCGTGATCGTCGAGCCATTCGGCGGCGCGATCATCCAGTAGAGCGTCGCGAGGGTGTTGACGGTCGTAATCGCGTTGTGCCCCGTCAGCGTCCACGACGCCGGGACCGGCGCTACTGGCGGCATCGCCGAATACCGCTGCACGGTCGGGCGCGCCGCGATATCCAGCGCGCCTACGCGATTGTCGATGGCGTTCGACACGTTGGTGTCGAGCGAGTTCATCTGCGTGCTGGTGAGCAGCGCGCCGAGTGGCCAGCCTCCGGGATTTACTCTGGTGAATGCCATGTGCTCTCAGCTCGCGATCAAAAGAGGCCACTGAAGTCGAGTCGGCTCGGCGACGGGGTATTCAGCGGATAGCCGTCGAGGACGAATCCGGTTCCGACAGACCATCCGGGCACGCACCAGCCGGGCAGCGTTCGATCGAGCTCGTTGAAGAGCTCGACGTTCACGAGTTGCGAAAACGTCGCGTCGCGGATGTCGCTGGGTCCCTTCACGCTCACGAAGACGCTAGAGCGCTCGCTGAACCATGCGTCGCTGCTGATTGCATAGGACGCTGGGCCTGGAGCGATGCCGGGCCACTTCGTGTTCGGAGGCGGGTTCGCGAGATCGACGCCTTGGTTGCGGATGATCCCGACGAAGTACGTGCCAAGCAGATCCGAGCAGACCTGGTCGACCTGCGGCCGCGCCGCGCCCTTGGCCGTCGAGAACTTCGCGGCGGCGCGGATCCGGATGTCCTGTTTCGTCTCTGTGCCCGTGATCCGCAGCTGCAGGATCTGCACCCACTCGCCGAGCATGTCGTCGGCGGTGACGGGCACGCTGTTCGCGTTGATCTTCTCCGCGCCGCGCACAATGGCCGCAGCGAGGCGACCCAGAGCGAGCTTCCGGCAGTGCACGGCGCCCGTCGCGAGGATCGTGAACGCCGACCCCATGGCGCCCGTGTATTCCTGGTAAGCGATCCACGCGTAGGGGATCTGCTCGGTCGCCGTGTCCTGCTTGTCCGTCGCGCCGTCGCAGTCCCCGATCACAGCCGTGCGGCTCCACGCCGGACGCCCGTTCGGGACCTGCGTTGTGTTCGGCGTCGTCACGCGACCCTCAGCGTCGCCTTGCAGTTCGCAGCCGCACCCGTGTTGTCGAACGTGTAGACGTCCACGACGTTGCGGCCCGCTGCAACTACGGCGGTACCGATGAGTGCGGTCGTGCCGTGCGGGCTGACCTTCGCCTGCCGGAGCGCTACGGGCTCGAGGACCTCGTACGAGTCGGCCTGGCTCGCAGGCCACGTCCACTGCGTGTGACCCGTGCCGATGACGACGCCAGTCGGCGCAAACGCGAGGCCGTTGCCAGGCATGCCGTTGTACGAGTGGCGCGTGATGACGCCCGCGGAGAGTGTGAACGTGAGCCACGCGAAGTGACTCGCGCGGACGAGTGCCGTCCGATCGGCGACCACGCGCGCGTGCTGTTGCGCCGTCCAGCCTTCCGTCTGCGAGCCTCCGAGCCGGAGCGGCATCGGGCAGAACGCACCGAACCCGCTCATGCGGTGCCCGTGCAGACCGATAGCGAGAACGTCGGGCTAGCGGCCGCGGCGCCGGCAGTCGTGAAGATGCGGACCCGGACGGCCTCGTTCAGCCCGTCGACGTTCGTGTCCGTCAGAACGCCGACAGGAATGAGCGCGACCGAGCCGTGCGCAGTGATCTCGTGGTGCACGATGTGGACGTTTCCCGCGACGCCGTAGTCGTCCGTGTAGCTCGTCGCCCAGGTGATCGTGACGTCGCCGTTGCCGTTCCGGATGCACGTCGGGAAGCCGGCCGGCGGAGATCCTCCGGCGTACGACGTGACGCGGACGCCCGTCATCTGATTGACGACGGTAACGCTCGGATTCGCAGGCGTCGCGTCGTCGCACGTCATCGTGAGCGTGCAGAACGGCGCCGTGCGCATGCACGCCGCAAGGTCGTCGGCGAGTCGACAGAACGCCTCGGCGGCGACGTCAGTGCGCGGGTTCGTGGCGCCCTGGGTGTGCCAGTTCGTCTTGTTCTGGTCGCCGCCGTACGTCGTGTGATCCGATGAACGGACCCACGCGGGCGCGCCTGTGGGAACGATGGCCATTAGGTCGAGTAGATCCCGAAGTGCTGCGGCACGAAGACGTTGACGAAACTCGCGACGCTTGCGGGAACGGTCGGCGTCGTCGCGGAGCGCGCGCTCCAATTGATGTCCGTCACCTCAGGGTGCCCGTTCCGGAATGACTGGAGCATGAGGAAGGTGAGGTCCGACGGCGCCTGGTCGGCGATGTACGGGTGTCGCTTCGCTCGCGGGATGCGGTTTGCGTCCGTCGTGTTCTCGGCAGGCCCGATCGCGCGCAGCGAGTTCACCCAGCTCGTGCCGTAGGAGATGCTGTTGACGGCGGCCGGGCTGATGTAGTCGCCGGTCGCGACGAGCGTCCCGTCGTCGGCGATGAGCGGGCGGTCGAGCGTCAGCACCCATGCCCCCGAGCCTCCAGTTACGGCGGTGACCAGGTACTGCCGGAACTTCCGATCCTTCGGTGACCACCACACGATGTGCGTCTGGCCGGAGATCGGCGCCGTGGCAGTGAGCGCGGAAACCGTGATGACGTTGCTCGACGTCACGCCGGTGACCGTCACCTTCGTGTCTCCGCTGAGGTTCGGCCACACGAGCTGATCGACCCAGCCGTTTCCGTTGCCGCCCTGGAGAGACGACAGCGGGATCGTCACCGTAAGCGCGACGTCTACGGGCTGATCGGCGGGCGCCTCGACGACGACCTCGATGCCGTCCGGGAGCTGGTTGTAAAGCGCCGTTCGGACGATCGTCAGCGCGGCCGCCGACATGACGCGGGTGAACTCTCGCTTGCTCGGGTCGAAGTCCCTGACGGGCACGACCTTCGCTGAAGCGGGCCCACCGAGTGCCGGATAGACGTAGCAATCCTGGACGCTCGCGAGCGCGTCGAGCGCGATCTGCCGCATCTGCCCCCAGTTGCCGCCGCCCGGCTTGTTGGCGAGCGTGTTGAGGATGCGCGAGCGCTTCCGGTCGTCGTTCTCCTTGTCGAGTCCACCGCGAAGCGGTGAGTTCCTGGAGACCGTCGCGGCCGTGTTGATATTGAGGGGCGGCGCGACGAAGCGCACGGGCGTGCCGCCGTCGAACACCGTGGCGCTTCCCGTATCGACCGTGACGGCGTCGACCTCGCTGCCTTCGACGAGGCCGGCCCATGCCCCCGAGACTTTCCCGCGGAGTCCGTTCGGGAGCGTGAATGGCTCGCCGTCAGCGAGCGAGCTCGTGCCGACCACAGAGACGACGATCTTGCCCGTCGAGGGCGACGGCTTGACCTCCGGAAGACCGAGCGCGAGGCGCCAGTTCTCCAGGTCCTGGCCCGTCGCGTTCAGCGGAGTGATCGCGTCGCGCGAAAGCTCGATGTTCGAGAATTCGAGCATCGAGATCCCGGCGTGCGCCGTCGCCCAGCACCAGGCTTCCGTGCCGGGCTGCACCGCGGGCTCGAGACCCGTCGTCTTGATCATCTCGAGCCGGTAGTCGGCGAGGATCGCGTCGCGGATCTGCTCCTGCGTTGCGGGGACGAACGGGATGTTGAGCTGAGGGAGTGCCATTACGCGCTGACTCGATCGGCGAGGCCGTTCGTGAGATCCGTGAAGGCGACGGTCGTGATGACGCGACCCATGCCGGTGATTTCGGTCGTGACGGCCGTGATGAGCGCGTCGACGATGTGCTTGCAGGCGCGGCGCACCTGGATGTCCATCCGGCGCGCGAAGGTGTCGTCCACCTTCTGAGGCAGGACGATCCCGAACTTCTGGCTCGCGCTCATCGTTCCGACGACGGTCGTGAGCGCGATCAGCATCTGCTGCCGCACGCGCGGCATGCGGGCGAGCTCGCCGTCGCTCTGCCGGACGTAGTCACGGGTGCGCGGATCGATGTACGGCGCCGTCAGCGCCGGGACGGTCGGCGTCGCAAGGGACGACGACGGCGTGCCAGCACCGAACGGGTAGACGGCGAACGGTGAACCGATCCATCCGGACATGGTTGAATGGCCGCGGGGGTTCGGAAACGGCGGCCGAGGGAGCGGCGCCGTCGCCTGGACGCACGGCCGCGCCCGGAGACTGTCGAAGCCGGGACGCCCGTTTGCGGGGGCGTCGGCGGAGAGTTAGGCTGTCCGATTAGGGAGAGCCGATGCGTCAGAAGCTTTGGGTGGGGCTGCTCGTGATCGGCTGCGGGTCGAGCGATGGATCGCTGTTCGGGGGGCAGGCCGCAAAGGGCGGTTCTCCGTCTGACGCTGGCTCAGGAGGCGCGATGGCGAGCTCCGGAGGCAGGAGCGGCCTCGGCGGCTCCGTCTCTTCAGGAGGCCGCGTAGGCGTTGTCCTCGGATGCTCGACCGACCTGGACTGCAAGGGCGCCAGGGTCTGCGAAAACGGGAAGTGCGTGACACCGTCGAGCGGTGGGGCGCAGGGCGCGGGCGGCCTCGGCTCTGCTGGCGCAGACGCCGGCGAGATCGGGAGCGGTGGGACCAATGCCGCCTGCTACGCGCCCGCGTGCAGCAACTCGTGCTCGACGGGTTGGCACCACTGCTGCGCCGGGACGCTATGCGCGTGCTGTCAGCCTGTCGGAACGGGAGGAGCGACCGGATCAGGGGGCGCCAGCGATGGCGGTCAAACTTCGGCGGCTGGCGGCACCGGAACTGCCCCGGAAGCGGGACTACCAACTTGCGGTCCCGGGAACGGGACTTGCTCCGCAGACCAAGTCTGCACCGTCGTTTCCGGGCAGTCCGTGTTTTCTTGCTACACGAAGGGATACGCGGGCAGCTGCGATCCGACGAAGCCAATCCCGCCCGGTGCAATTTGCGACGGCTACTGTCAGACGTCTCCACTTACTGGGTGTCGTGGCTCCTACTACTCCTGCAGTCCTCTTTTCGATCTTGCGACTGGCAAGCAGTGTCCGCTGTGCGCCGATGGGCACGGCATGTGGCAGTGCGGCCCTCCCTAGTCGAACGGGCACGGCACCACGAAGGACAGCAGGACGGCGATCGTCGGGAACGGCAGGCTCGGAATGGGGATCCGGAATGCTGGAAGCGTCACGTCGATCCCTGGCAGGTCAAACGCGAGCGAGAAGGGAGGGAGCGACGGGAGCGCGGGTAGCGGCAACGCTGGGAGCGGCAGCTTGAAAGCCGGCAGTGTGATGTCGAGCCCAGGCAGGTCGAAGTTGACGGCGAACGTCGGCAGCGTCGGAATGGCCGGGAAGGGGAGCGACGGGAGCGGGATCTGGAACGCCGGAAGCGTGAACTCGCACACGCATCACGTCCCTGGCGTCACTCCCTGACAGGCCACGATGCCGCCGAGCGGATAGCCGGCTGGCGTGCAGAGCGCGAAGCAGAGCGGAGGATTGCCGGCGCCGAGTACCGGGTTTCCGAGCACGTGCACGTTGCCGCCCTGAATGAGAATTCCAGCGCCCGAGCCGTTGACGATCGAGACGTCGCCGTTCTTGGCGATCTGAAACATCGCGCCCGCGTGTGTGAGCTGGACGACGTCGGCGTCGCCGTCCAGCAAGAACATCATCGTCTTGCCGCCGCTCGTCTTCGTAAGGACGGCCGCCTGACGCTTGTCCTCCTTGAGCTGGACCTGTGCGGCTTGCTGCGGACCGGTCGAGTGAAGAACCGTGTCGCCGGGCTTCAGGTTACCGGCGATCTTCGCAGATCGCGTGTCGCGAGCGCCGACGACCGCGCCATCAATGCCAGGGATGTCGCGAGCGACGATCGACTCGACGGCGCCGTCCTTCGTCGCCTGATACGGCGCGGCCGTGAGCCCGAGGGCACACATCATCGGCACCGACCCGTAGTCGGGCGCCGTGCCGTCGTCCGAGACGGCGCCGCCGTGGCACTGCACGAAGAGAGACTTGCTCGCCTGCTCGAGGAAGAACGTCCCGAGTTCGCACCAGTCGTGGGACATCAGAGCGCGATCGCTCCGGGGAGGATGAGCTGCAGATCGGTCTTCGGCCCCTGCCCGTTGTTGAAGAACGTTCGGTCGAGGACCCACATCGTCTGATTCACGTCCTCGTTCTGGTCGTTGACCGTCGCGACCGTATCGATCGCGTAGACGGCGCCGCTCACGAGATCGCGGTGCCCGCGCATCGTGCACTTGTACGTGAGCACGTCCTTCATGCGGCGCCCGAGCTCGCGGCGCGCCACGCGCTCGAGCTGCTCGTCCGTGCGCGAGTTTCGATCCTCGTAGTACATCGGCCGATAAATGACGTCGTCGTCCGCCGTGTACGGCATCGTCTTCGCCTTCCAGTCGACGCGCGATTGCCGGAGTAGCGTCAGCGGCTCGAGCGCGATCCGTTTCACTTCCGCGAAGGTGCCGAGCTCGTTCGGGGCGAGGTCGCCGAAGCTCGGGAACTGCACGAGCGCCGGGAGCAGCGCCTCGTCTTGCACGACGCCGTCCGTGCCGACCTGCGCCGTTCGATCGAAGAGGTTCGACGCCTTCGTCTTCCGCTTCTTCTTCACGCGCCCGGTGGCGATCGTGACGGACGGCACGTCGGCGTAGCAGCGCCGGGCCCGACCCTCGAGCACGTTCCCTGGACGACTGAGCGTGTAGAGAGGGTCCTGTCCGAACTGTGGCTCCGTCACGCAGAGCGAGTCACGGGTTCCGCCCGGTTGGATCGTGTAGCCGTGCCGCGCGACGATCTTGTCAGCCGTCTCGAATACGCCCTGGCCCGAGCTGACCTTGAAGTCCTCGATCTTCGCCGTGTGGAAGTCGTTCCGCGGAACGCCAACCTGTGGGATGCGCCCCGTCAGCAGGTTCCGCGTCAGGTTCCAGTTCCCGAAGAGCGTCACGATCCCGTGCGGCCTGAAGAGCGTGAGGAGCGCGTCCCCGAGGTCCTGCTTCTCGGTGAAGCGGATCGAAGGATCGGCGCCGGCATCGACGAGCTCGCCGACGTAGTCGCGTCCCTTCACGAGGAGCGCGCTTCCCGAGCCGCCGGTGCCCTCCGTCTCGTCGATGCGGCCGTGCACCTGGAGCTCGCCGTCGATGAAGAGCTTTACCCGCATGAGCGGGCGAAACTTGCGCCGGAGCGATGCCGGGCTCGCCGTGTCGTAGGCGACGAACTCCCACTCGTCCGATGGCGTCAGGTAGTTCGAGTTGAGCCGGTACGTCTGGATCTTGTCCCAGACCTCGCCGGTCGATTCGATGAGCACCGTCAGCTTGTGCTGCGCGAGCTCGGTCATGACACGAAGTAGGTGACTTGCGTGCCGGCTGGGACGAGCGGCATGCGCGCGATCGAAGGGTTCAGCCGAATGAGATCCCGCACGCCCATTCCGAGCTTCGACGCGAGCGCGAGCTTCCCGATCGCGGCGAGCACCGTGTAGAGGCGGATCGTGCGGCTCCGCGCGGCGTTGCCAGTCAGCGTCTGCTTCTGAAGGTCGAGCGCCGTTAGCTGCATGCTGCGCGCGTTCGAGCGGAGGGGAGCCGTCCGCGGGTTCGCGTTCCGCCGGAGGGCGTCGTCGAGCTTGCCGGCGCGAAAGGCCACGTCGCCGAAGGCAGCGGAGATCTTGTTCCCGCCCGCCTCGATCTGATTGATGGCTCCCGTCGCGGCGTCGAACGGGTTCAGGCGACCGAAGCCCGAGTCCTTGTTCAGGGCGGCGATCGTCTTCTTCGTCGCGTCGTCGAGCTTGCCCGCCTCGCGGTCGAGGAAGCCCTGCATCCCCCGCGCGCCTTCGATCGTGGAGAGGTTCGAGCCGAGGTCCTTCCGGTCGAAGTCCTCGTCGGGCGACGTGATGAAGTCGCACTGGACGTCGATGCCATCCCGCTTGTCCGGATCGCCCGTCGCCTGCAGCGATGCGACCTTGACCTGCACGGGCCCGTTGAACGGGTCGTCGAGGAGGCCTTGCGTGCGATCGAGGCAGGCCGTCAGGAACTGCGGCCACACCTTCGTGAACAGGTTCACGAAGGGTCCGCGCACGATGTCCTCGCGGAACGGGATCGTGTAGCGGTAGGTCGGATTCGTCGTCCCGAGGGACTCGATCAGCTCCTCGTCGCGGAAGATGAACCGGTGCTTCTCGTTGTCCTGTGAGAAGCCGAAGTCCCACGCGCTGATCGGGAACTGGATGCCGCGCCACGCGGCGTCATTGAGCTGGCGGAGTACGTCGGTCATCTTGCCCCGATGGGCATCGTGCGGCGCGCGTCCCCTCCGCCGACGTTCGCGGCTGCGAGCTTGCCTACGAGATCGTCGCCGCCCTTGCTGAGCGCCGCGGAAAGCTTGTCGATCGCCGTCTGCAGGGAGGCGACGGACGCCTGCTGGACCTCAGACGCGGACTGCCCACCGAGTGCCTTCGAGACGCCGCCGAAGACCGTTGCGACCGCTCCCGGACCGTTCTCCTGGAGATCGGTCATCTTCGACTGCAGCATCGCGCGGCGGTCGGAGATCTCCTTCGGGTCGCTCAGTTTGCCCTGCGCGAGATCGAGCATCGATTGCGCGGCCGCGGTTCCGGGATCTGCCAAGCGCCCCGCCGCCTCGTTTCCTGCCGCAGCGCCGAGCGTCACGCCGATCAAGCCGCCGGTCACGAAGACGCTGAGGACGCCGCCGGCTCCGATCGCGCCGCCCGTCGCGGCCTTCAGCGCGGTCTCGAGTCCGCTCTTGAGCACAGCGCCGATGCCGGCTTCGGCGAGGTCGAAGCCCACCTTTGCGGCGATGAGCTTGCCGATGTTCGGAATCGGGTCGTCGATCAGCTTCTCAGCAAATCCTGCGAAGACACCCGTCGCGTTCGCGATCGTCGGGATGAGCTCCGTGAACTTCGGGATCAGCGACGTGAGTACGGGCAGCATCTGCTGACCAACGGCGTTCGTGAACAACGTGCGCGCGTTCTCGAGCTGCGACGACGTGTCCTTCAGGGCGTTCGCTGCGTCCTTCTGGATCTCCGCGAACGTGCCGCCCGCCTCGATGTTCGTCTTGATCATCGCGTCGATCGCCGCGCGCCCCGCTGCGTCGCCCTTCGCGCCGCCTCCCGCGCCGATCGACGCCTTGTTGTAGGCGCTGATCATCGGAGAGACCGCCTTGATGCCGCGCAGCCCGAAGATCGGATCGAGCTTCGTGAGGTCGCCGCGCTTGGCCGATATCACCTCGCGGATCGAGTCTTGGAAGTCGTTCTGGACCTCGCCGTGCCCGATGCCTTTGCCCTTCTTGAAGATGTGAACGCCGGCGCCCTCGAGCTCCGCCGCGTGCTTCGTGAGTTCCGAGAACGCGTCGACGAGACTCGTCGTTGCCTCTCCTTTGCCCGCGCCAACGGTCGCGATCTGGATGAGGCCGCCGAGCTGCTTGACGCCCTTCTCTCCGGTCATGCCGGACCGAGCCGCCGCCGACGCGAGCACCGGGAACTCGGCGGCCATGTTCTTCAGCTCGAACGCGCCCTTCTTGCCCTGGAAGGCGAGCACGGATAGGGCTTCGGCCATGCCTTCGGTCGTGCTGATGTCGAACTTCTGCGCGAGATCCGCTGCCGCTCCGGCGATGTCCTCCACCGATGCTCCGGTGGCCATGGCGACAGTCGAGAACGACTGCAGGTTACCGACGGCCGTCTTCAGGTCGCCGGTCTTGGCGACGAACGCAGCGAGTCCAGCGGTGACGTCCTCCTGGCTGGCTCCCGTGCTGAGCGCTGCCGACGAAACGCGCTTCCCGAGCTCGTCGGACGTGTAGGCGTCGGCCTGCCCGGCACCACGTGCGTTGCGGATGACCGCGCGCTGCGCGTGCTGAAGAGCGATCGTCGACTCGATGGCGCTACCCGCAGCGACGCCGCCCAAGAGCCCGCCACCGAGCGCGAGCGCATTCGCTCCGAGCCCGACGACCTTCTTGACCGAGCCGCCGACTGTGCTCGCCACGCCGCTGGCGAAGCGTCGCGACGTCCGCTCCTGGACATTCGCTGCCGCCTTCGCGGCTCGCGTGGCCGCACGCTCTTCCGTGGCGATCTGCCGAAGCCGCTCCGCCGAGGCCCGCTTGTCGCCCGCCATGCGCTCGCGGATCGCAGCGGCGTCTGCTGCTCGAGCGGCCCGACCGATCTGGTCGAACCCACGCGCCGCCTGCCACGCCTGCGGATCTGCCGGAGCGCGACCGCCACGCACGGAGCGCCGCGATACGGTGTCCATTCGAGACGCCGAGGCCTTCGCCTCTGACTCGATGGAGCGCATCGTGCGCTTGAGCTTGTCCTCGCCGATCGAGGAAATCTCGTAGACGAGGGGAACGGTCATCGATTGCTACTGCTACGGGTCCTTGCGCGCCTTCACGATCGCTTCGGCCTCGTCCCGCGTGAGCAGGCGATCATCCGGAAGCGTTTCGCCCTCGCTCGACACAACGTGCGGCGACGGCGTAGATCCACCAGTGCCACTGTCCGAGCTCTCTGGGTTCGACGCCGACGTATCGAGCAAGCTCGGTAGCGGCTGGCCAAGGCTCTCGGACAGCAACTGCACCCGCTGCGCCAAGCACGTAAGTAGTGCGGGCCAGTGAGACGAGTCCAAGCGTGCTAAAAAAAGGGGGCCCAGGAACGCGTCCGACAGACGCGCGGCCCACTTGTCGAGCTCTTCTGGAGAGAACGACTCGACACATCGGTACTTCGCCTGCACGACCTCGTGCGCGTTCAGGCAGACAGCGATCTCGTGCGCCATGAATGACGACCGGAGCTGCGCCGAGCTCGTGAAGAGCTGCGGGTAGTACTCGGGGCCTTCCGACGAGCCCGCCTTGTTCGTCATCCGCCGCGACTTCGCGTGGCAGAGCGCGCGAGCGATCAGCGCGACCGCCTGCGCTTCCTTGTAGATGTCGCCGTACTCTTTGCCGATCTCCGCGTTCGCCTTCGCGTATGCCTGCGCCTCGCGGAGACAGTCGATCGTCTCCTCGACGCGGAGGAGCCGCATCCGCAGTGGAAACTCCTTCTTGCTCCCGTCGGGCTGTACACGAAACAGGCTGAACGGCTCCGACGGCGCCGGCGACGTCAGCTCCGCGATCAGCTCGGACGCTTCCCCAATAGAAAACGCCCCGGGCCCCGCGCCATTGCGCGGTGCTCCCGAGGCGGTGCTTTCCTGCTCGTTGTCCACTTCACCGTCTCCCTTCGGTTACGTGTCGTTTGCCGCCCGATGCGGGCGCTATGTCGTCAGCTCAGATCAGCTCGGCGCGTCGAAAGTCCCCGTGAACTTGGCGCCGATCTCGGTGTTCGAATCGACGGAGCCCTGCACGCTCCACGTCTGCCACCAGCCCTTCGTGACCAGCGTCTTGCTGCCAAGCGGGATCTGGAGCTCGTGATAGGTGCCGTTCGCGCACGCGGTCGCGACATCGAACTCCATGCCCGACACCGGGAGCGACCACTTGCCCTCGATCTCGAGCATCTTCGCGCCGGGCGTCTTGCCGGCGAGACCCTGCACGAGCGTCTTCACTGCCTGCGCGCCGGAGTCGCCGTTGACGCTCACGTCGTGGACGGTGATCTGGAGGACCGTATCCACGAGCAGCGACATCCGCTGATGGTCGTTCATCGCCATGCGAGATCACCCTTTGCGAAACGTTGTTGGCCGACGGCGGAGGCGCGTCGGCGAGTAGCCGTGTCAGGTCAGCGCGAGACTCAACCGGGCGAGTTCTCGGCGAGCCGGAAGCTCGTCTGGTGCAGCACGTCGACGGTGCGTCCGCCGGAGCCGACTTCGAGACGGCTCGCGTTCGCCGGATCGACGTTGATACGCGTCCCGTCCTGCCACGCCTTCAGGTTCTGGAACTTGCCGGCGTCGACGAAGTCCTTCAGCCGAGCGAAGTACCAGGGACGGTACTTGTACGGCGTGAGCACCTTCGCGGGCAGGAGCCCGACAGCGTTCACGTCCACCGTGCCGTCCGCGTTCAGCGGATCGGTCTGGAGGTTGAAGCCCTTCTGCGTGTACGTCAGGTAGTGCTGCAGCTTGATCGTGTCCGCGAAGTCGTGCATCGCCGAGACGCGGTGGGTCTCGGTAGCGCGGAAGTCGTTGATCACGCCGGTCGAGTCCTTCGAGCGCGTCGTGACGTGCATGACGAGCTGCGAGTTGACGGTGTTCGACGTGATCGTGCAGAGACCGCCCGTCGCGGCGTCCTGCTTGTCCTGGTCCGTCGGCCAATCCGCCTGCGCGTACGCCGGCAGGATCTGCCAGTCGGCGCGGGCGTAGCCGTCGAATCCCGGGAACGCCGTGTCGAGCTCCTCGCGGAGCTGCGTGCTCGCGATGAGGTTCGCGGAGAGCTCGCACGCATCATGCTCCGAGTTCTTCTGCCACGCGATGTGCATCAGCTCGGTGTTGAGCGCCGTCGCGCGGGTGAGCGCGTTCGCGAGCGTGTCCACGGAGGCGACGAAGGCGCGGCACGTGAGGCCCGGGCTCGGCGCGTTCTTGTTCGAGACGTGCGTCTTGATGGCCGTGAAGTTCGTGCCGTCGAGGACGGTGAAACCGAGGTAGTAGAGCCGCGTCGAGACGATCGTCGCGAGCGCCGCGGCCAGGTTCGTACTCTCGGCCGTCGCGCCGTCCACGCCCGCCGTGCCGGTGCCAGTCCCGACCGTCGCGCCGCTTGTTGCGACCGTGGTCGTCTTGCCTGGGTCGATGAGCGCACGGAACCGGATGATCGAGTTCTGTGACGCGCCGCCGATCTTGGCCGTGAGCGTGACGACGCCTACCGCCGGCGTTGCCGTGACGGGGAGCCAGACCTTCGCGTTGATCTTCGCCGCGACGTCGGCCGCGATCGTCGTGACCGTGCTCGAGCTCGTGAAGTTCGACGTGATGAGCTCGCCGCACACGTAGATCTGCGTCTGACCGGTCGCGGTCGGCGCGGACGTGTATGTGATCGTGCCCGTCGCGGAGACGAGGCCTGCGCCGCTCGAGGGCAGGTACGGCAGTGCGTACAGCTTGCCGCGCGGGTTGCACATCAAGTGCTTGCGGATCTGCCGGTGGATCGGGGACCCGACGCCGGCGCCGTTGATGACGTCCTGCTCGTTGCCGACCGGATAGAGCGTGTTCGCCGTCCAGTTCGCACCGGCAGCTAGCATCGGCGCGACGTAGCAAGCTTCACGCGGGCCAGCGGCGGCGCTCGACGGACCCTGCCCGAGCAGGATTTCTGCGGCGACGAAGGGCGCCTTCCACGAGGACGGGTAGCCCGTGATCGGTTGAAGCGCCATTACTCAGCCGCCTTTCGGGATGACTTCGACTTGGCGTCTTCGGCCGCGAGACTCGTCGGCAGCACACGGCTCCATTCGCCGTCCGTGCCGCGCTCGACAGGAACGAACGGAACGCCGCAAGCCTTCGCCGTGGCCTCGTCGAACGGATACATGTCGCCGTCGCGCACCACGAACTGCTTGAAGCGTTCGGCCTCGACGGTGCCCTCTTCGGCCTCGACAGGATTCTCGTCGGCGACGTTCCGGATCGCCTTCGTCAGCGGATCACTGACGACCGTGCGGCCCGCGAAGTGGAGATCGCCGGCGCCGCGTCCCGGATACGGAACGCAGAGCCCCGCCTTCGGTACGAACTTGAGTCGTGCCATCGAGATTGTCTCCCGCCCGCGCCGAAGCGCTCAGGACCGGCGAGGCCCGTGTGTGAACGTCAGCGGCCCGCGTTGCGGGCGACTCGTTGCATTCCGGCGAGGAGCATCAGCTCCGCACGAGAGGCCGCGACCTGCGTCGCGTTGCGAAGAAACCAGTACGGGCGGTTACCCGGATGATTGACGGAGCGGCGGAACGTGAGCCCGCCGCCCTTGCCGTAGAACCGAAGGAACTTCGACTTGCGAGCGACGATCTTGTGCGGCTTCGCGCCGAGTTCGATTGCTCGAGCGTATGGCCGCGCGTTCGAGATCCGCAGGAGCTTGCCGCCGGACGTCCGGATCACGCGCGTCGTCGTGGCCTGCTGGAGCTTGCCCGATTCGGGCTTGAATCCTGAGTGGACCGCGACCTCGGCGAGAGCGACGACGCCCGCGTCGTACATGACGCCCGCGACCATCGCGGAGTGCGCGGAGAGAAAGCGGTCGTGGTCGGCGCGGAGGGTGCCGACGTTGAGTTTCACGGGAAGGTCCTGCCGACGGCCGTCGCGTCGAGCTTCGGGAAGGCCTGGATGGGTGCTTCGGAGTCGACGTTCAGCAGCGCGTCGATCACGCCGTCCTGATTGCCGGTGCCGAGCGAGAGGCTCATGCCGCCGTAGGGCGTCGCTGTGCCAGGCACCCAGCTCGCGATCTCGACCGACTCGAGCTCGCAGGAGAGCGCATGGTAGGTAGGCGCCTGGACGTCCGGCGTGCTCGCCGCGAACTTCGCTTGCCCGGCCTGGATCGTCTCTAGGTTGAGAATCGAGAGCCCGACCGTGCCGAGCACTTTCGAGCCGCTCAGGTACGCCGGGTGGCCACCGCGCTCGATCGTCGCGAGGATCACGCCGCCGACGCGGACGAGGACGTCACCGATCTTGCGGACGTCGCCGACCTCGACTGGAGCGATGATGTAGTGCAGGCCCCACTTCTGGGTGAGCTGCTTTCGCGCGAGCGAGTAGTCGTTGATCTTGCCGACGCCGCTCCGCGCGAGGAACAAGCACGGGAATGCGCACTTCCTCTGGAGGACGATCTCCGGGCTCGGTTCGCCCGGCCAGGTGTCCACGACGGGAGTGACCGGAAGCGTCGGCTCGGCCGCCTGCACGACGGCCCACGCGGGACCGAGTTCGGCGTTGATGGCCGCCTTGAAGAGGGCGAGCATCGCGTCGCGCGCGGGATCGAGCGGGGCGAGCGTCAGCGCTACGGGGTCGACGTCGGTCGCCTTCGTGGGCAACCGCATCGAGCCGAGCGTCTGGAAGAGGGAATCCGTCATAGCGGCCCGACAGGACTCGCGGTCACGCTGTAGTGGAGCGCGTGATCGCCGCCGAAGTCCGTGGGCACGAAGCGCGTGCCGTTCGGCTCGAGCGGCCCCGTGATGACGACGTGGAACGTGCCGCCGGCGGCGAGTGCCTGCGCCATCAGCGCCGCCATCGTGGTTCCGCCGAGCGTGAAGTCGGGCGTGATGGGCCCGATCACAATCGAGCCCGCCGACAGATTGCCGAGCGCGAGCTCCTCACTCTTGAGGTAGCGGACCTTCGGACCGATGCCGTTCGCCTCGGTAAGCCGAATCGTGGTCGCGACGCGCGCGCCTTCGCCGGCTTGCGCGCCCGTCCACGTCGTGCTGACGAGGTCAACAGTGTACGGACGCAGGCCGTAGTCGCCGGGGATATGCCGGTACCGCCAGACGAGCCGCTTGAAGCGCTCTCGCATGTCGGCGGGGGTCGGCATCGCTCAGTACATCGAGATCGAGGACCCGGCGCTACGCTTCATCTTCCGGAGGTTCACGACTCCGAGCGCGGCCGCGAGCTCGTCACGCGCCCAGTCGATCTGAGCGCAGAGGTTGTCGAAGGCCGTGTTCCCGCGCGTCTGGAAGAACTTGATCTCGTCGACCTGCGCGAGCGAGCCCGTGCCGAACGTACGCGCGAGCTCGTCCTTGTAGACGCGGATGAGCTGCAGGCACTCGCGGACGATCGTCTCGCCGCCGTCCACCGTGACCGGGTAGGTGCCTGCGTGCGCCTTCGTGAGGAGCACGGTCAGCGCCGTTCCGGCCACGAGCTCGGCGGTGACGACCTCCTGCCGGTCGTCCACGTCGATGACGACGCGGGCCCCGGTAGCGAAGCCCGTGCCGACCGCGAGGGTGAGCGTGACGGGCGTCGCCGCCGTTGCCGCCGTGACTGGCGTCGCGCTCGACGTGACGGCGCCGGCCGACACGTTGTTCTGGATCACGCCCTCGAAGACGATGCTGACGCCGATGAACGGTTCAGCCCCGATCGTGAGGACGTTGTACCCGAGCTCGAACTTACAGCGCGCGATCTCCGAGGTGAGGAGAGCCACGAGGGCCTCCCGTCAGTACTGGTTCTCGAAGCTCTGACGCGCCTCGAAGTCGTACGTGAAGGCGTACAGGTCGCCGGCTGCGCCGGTGGCCACCGTGTTTTTCACGGCCGCACGCACGTACTCGTAGCCTTCGCACCCGCGGGGAGCGGGCACGGAGACCGTGACGATCGCCGCGGTGCCGGTCGTGATGGCGACGGGCGCGACGTTCGCCTGGTCCTGGACCATCGTGATCCAGGTGACGTTGTCGTGCGACACCTGCCAGACGGCGAAGAGCTGGATCGTCGCCGTTGCCGCGGTGAGCGCGAACTCCGCCGAGAGCGAGCCGGCACGGAAGAGCTGGCGAGTGATCGCCGTCCCTCCCGTGATCGTGCCCGCGACGAGAGTGTTGAGGTTGCCGGACCCGCCGGCAAGTTTGACCGGTGCGCGAGCCATTACGACACGTCCTGGCCGTAACGAACCGAGTACACGAAGCGGTTGTCGGCGAGGCCTAGCGCGAGGTGCGCGAGCCAGATGACCTTCGGGGTCATGCCGTAGTTGTCGTCCGTCGCGCTCCGCACCTGCGGCGCCTGGCCCATGCCGGCGAGAGCGGCACCCGGGGCGATCGCGTGTGCGTAGTGGACGTTGATCGAGCTCGAGTTCTGAACCTGGTTCAGGGTCGTCGAGTAGAACATGTGGAACTCGGGCGTGCTCCCCATGTAGCCGGGGAACATCGGGTTCGCGTCCTTGAAGAACTGCACGTACCGCGCGAGCTGCGGGTCGTCCTTCAGGTACTTCTTCCCCGTCGGCGTCATCACGAGCACGCGGCGACCGTCCGGCAGCGTGGGGAGGTTGGCCTCGTCCATCGCCTTCGCCGTGCGGTTGATCTGCTCGAAGGTGAGCTTCGCCTGGCCCTTGCCGGTGATGTCGTTGTCGGCGGCGAACCCTTCCGGGTAGACCGTCGTCGCGGCGAGATCGAAGAGCGTGTTCCAGAACGCGTCCACCGTGCGGTGGAAGTCGCGCTTCAGCTGGAGACCGATGACCTTCGCGAGATTGTGCACGCCCATCGAGGCGTCGAACTCGTCGATCGGGTACGGCGCGACGCGGTTGTTCGTGGCGTCGTAGGGACCGCCGAACCGCTGGATCGTGAGCGGCACCTGCTCGGAGCCGGGCTCGATCGGAACCGTCGTGACGGTCTGATTCGTCGCGATCCGGCGAACGGCCTGCGTGTACGTGCTGTTCAGGAACGCGGGGCGGTTGAACCGCATCGTGTGCCCGGGAGCGCCGTCGAAGTTGACCTTCGTCGCAAACAGCCCCTGCGGGAGCGTGTTCGCGAGCATCAGCTGCATGTCCTCGTGCGCCATGTAGTTGGCGCCTTGGCCCGCAACCTGGTGACCGAGAACGGGAACACCGACCTCGTCGGGGGGCGTCAGTTCTTGACCGACGGCTTCGAGGAAGAGCTTGCAGTAGAAGTACTGCGGCTCCGGCTGGACCAAGAGATCCGCCGAGACAATGTCGTAGAATTCCTCGGGCAGTGTGAGTCGAGAAACCATGGAGCTTCGCCTCCCCCGATGTCAGAGCGCGCGGTGATCGCGAGCTACTGCGTCGGGAAAATCAGTCGTTGGTGTTGCTTGAGGTATTTCGCTGCGCGGACCGGATCGGTCTTCTGCAGGTCACGCCAGATCGTCTTGTGATCCTCTGGCGTTGTCGTTGTCGGAGCAGGCGCGGCGCGTGGGGGCGCCGTCGTTGCTGGAGAAGCGGGCGCTGCCGGTGCAGTAGGAGTCGTCGTCGGAGCGACAGACGTTGTCGCTGCCCACGTCGGCCTGAGTTTCGCGATCGCGCGCAGTTGCGAAATCGGATCGTCCGCCTTGAGACCTAGATCTCCCAGCAAACCAGTCACGGCTGCGCGATGCGTTTCCGTGAGCGCAGCCATCTCCCGATCCGCATTCGTCTTCGCGTCGCCCTCGAGATGCTCGAGTCGCGCGCGGAGCGCGTTCGTGTCCTCGGCCGCTTTCATCGCGGCCTTGATTTCTTCGACGCTCGATGCGCCGGCCTCCCTGAGCAGTTCTGCGATCGTCGAGCGCGCCTGCTGTTCGAGCCTGCCCCTGAGCCACGGACTGTTGTCCGCGACGACAACCGGAGGCGGCGCCGCAGGCGCGACCGGTGCTGCAGCAACCGGAGGCGGTGGTGCGGCGGGAGCCGCAGGCGGTGCCGCGACGACTGCCGGAGCAGCGGGCGCGGGCGTTTCGACAACAGGTGCCGCGGGCGCAGGTGCGCCTACGGCCGGTGCTTCTCCAGCCATTCAGTCCTCCCACGCCCGTTACCGGCGGCGACCCGTATTGGAGGGCGGCACGAGGCCGCGTCTTTTCAGCCGATCGCCGAAGCGATCAGAGGATGTTTACGTCCACGAACACGAGCACCGAGACGCCGTTGACCACCGTGGTGGTCGCGAGCTCAGCGCCCGTGTTGTCGGACAGCTGCCCAGTGAGATCGTTCGTCGAGACGGTCAGAACCTGCGCGGCAGTGCCCGTCATGTAGACGGCCTGGGCGGCAGTGTCGTAGCCGGCAGGCCCAGGGAAACCTCCGCGGAGCGTGCGCGTCTTGCCGTCACGCGCCTTCGCGTTGATCGCCGCGACGACGCCGGACACCTGCGCGGTATCCGATGCGCCGGTGTACGCCGGCCAGCTGTAGGTCAGTCTCCACATCTCGCGCGCCGGGGCGCCCGAGGAGCCGAAGCCAGAGTTGCCCTTGAGAACGCACTCGCAGCCCTGCAGCGTGCCGATTTGGTTGGCCATGGTCCTGGATCTCCGTTGTCAGCCCGTGCGGGCGATGGTTCGGACTGGCGCCGGCGTCTTGCCGGTCGCCGCGTCGATGAGTCGTTTGATTTGCGAGCGCTCGGCCTCGAGCGACTCGCGGAGTCGGATCTCGCGCTCGACCTCTTTGAGGCGTGCGCGGAGCTCGGCGACGATGGAGCGCGTCGTGCGCTTCGTCGGCTTCGCGGGGTGCGTCTTGCTCGGGAGCGGCGCGGTGCTCGTTGCCGACGGCGCAGAAGCAGGCGCCGGCGCCACGAGTCCGGCGATCGGGAGCGCCGTGACGGTGCCGTCGGGGTGCACTTCGACGCACGACCCGTCTCCGCGGAGCTGGATCGTGCTCATGCTTCGCTGTGCCGCCAGCCGGTGATGTAAATCTTCTGCGCAGCGCCGGCAGAGGTGCTTGCGCCAGCCGTCGCAATCGCGCGCACGGCGTCGCCAGGATGCCCTCCGACGAAACTGCCGGCGGCAAGCGTCGGAAGAACCGGGGAGGCCGTCACGACAGAGCCGACCGTGAAGATCGTGTTGCTGACGCCGCTCTGCGCGGAATAGCTGACTGCGGGAGCGGCAGCTGCGAGCTGCGTGAAGTGCAGCCAGTCGAACCAGAAGTCGATCGCGTTGCCCTGGTCGTCAGTGACCTCGATGCGCCGCTGCAGGCAGATGTCGAGCGGGCCGCCCGCTGCGCCGAGCAGCTGCGCGTCGATCTGGAACCAGTCCCACTGAGACAGGCCCATGGCCACCGTGCCAAGCACAGCCGTGCCCGGCGCGTTCAGGGTTGTCCCCGAGAAAATATGGAGGAGTTGTCGGCGGTACATCGTTCAGGTTTCGATCACGACCACGCACCGACAGCTCGGGTGCATCCCGGGCTCGTCACCGTCGTTGAAGTCTTCGTTCGCGCGGACCCGCTCGCCGTCGTGGGCTTCGCAGAGGTCGCACGGGTGCACGCCTTCGCAGACCCACCGGCGCCAGAGCATCACGCCCGTGTCGCGTTCGATCGCGACGGCCTGCTGGGTCGCGCCGCGGCTGAAGGCGTCCGCCGTTTCCGACGTCGCCGTTACCGCCACGCGGCGGGCGATGTAGCCCTCGCGTTGGAGATTCTCAGTCAGCGCCTTCGCGGCGCGGTCGGCTCGGAACTGCTCGTACTGAGCGCGGAGCGAGTAGGCGACGGGCTGCTCGATGCGAGCGGCCCGTGTTGCGAGTCTTGCTCCCGCGTCCGCTGCGTCCTGCCTCGAGAGCAGGATGATGCGAGCGACCTCGTCAGGCGGCCGTCGCCGGGGCCACAGGAGTGCCAGAGCGAGCGCCGATTCCAGCCGGCGCTTCGTCCGCCCCTCCGCCCTGAGGAGTTCCGCCTGTTCCTGTCGCAGCAACTCGGTTCAGCGCGTGCTCGAGCGCCCCTTGTCTCTTCGCGTCCTCGGCGTTCTCGTCGTCGAGTTCGGCGAGGAGCGCGTTCACGTTCTCGATGCTGAACACGCCGACGAGCTTCTCGACCAGCGTGTGGCGCGGAAGGATCCCTGCGACCTTCGCCGCCGCGACGAGCTGCACCGTCTTGAGCTCGTCGTCTGCCGAGGCCGACACGTAGTCGGGCCACACCAACGACAGGCTCGGGCGCTCGTTCTCCGGGAAACCTTTGAGCGCCGCGAGCAGCTTGTCGAGGAACTTGAGCCGGACGGCTCCCTTGCCGAGGACCTCCACCATGCGGAGGAAAAGATTCAGGACGCGGAGCACCAGGCCATCGCCGATGTCTTCGCGGTCGACGTCGCTGTGCGCGAACTGCCGTTCACGGAGGATGCGGAGCGCCTTGCCGCTCACGCTCGCGGCGAACTTGAGGTTCTCCGGATCGAGGAAGACGACCTGGAGCGACTCGGCGATCTTCACGCGCAGGTCGTGCGCATGCTTGTCGAGCGCGTCGAGGGCGCCCGGCTCGAGCGCCAGGAGCTGGACCTTCGTGTCGACCGGATACTGCCAGACGTAGCCGGGGCCCTTCTTGCGGGCGCCGCCGGGCTTCCGTCCGTTCGTCCACGACCCGCGGATCTGATTCGGCACGCCGTCGACCGCGCCGTTCGGCAGGCCGCCTTGCATCGAGCCGAGTAGGTCGGGCTTCTGCCCTTCGTCGGTCGGGTTGTACCCCGGCGTGACGCCGATCTCGCAGATCTGCGGCACCATGAAGAGGGCCGCCGTGTGTCTTTGAGAGAGCGCTATATCGTGCGCTTCGATCTCGTCGAGGCAGTGCTCGTGCAGAGCCTTGCCGTCGATCTCGTTCACCGCCGAGCAGCCCTTGCGGTAGGCGTACCAGACGACCGGGCAGAACCCGAGGCCGTGGGCCACCGTCAGCGCAGCGTCCTCGACCCAGGTCTTCGGCTCGCGCCCGTCAGGCGTTGCCGGCGCCGGAACGTACGTGACATCCCGCGCCGCGTCGATCGTGCGGCGATAGAGCTTGGCTTGAACCTGCCACTTGCCGCTCTCGAGCTTCACTCGGTCGAGGTAGCAGTAGCGGATCTCGATGCTGAGAACGTTGCCCGCGTTGTCGAGCTTCGGCGTGCACCATTTCGCCTTGACGGTGTCGACGAAGGGATTGCCGTCGCGAACGCCAAGGATGCACACCGCGGTGCGCGCGCCCTGCGCTTGGCCGTACGCCTCGCGGAAGGCTGCCCAGAGCCGTGCCTTCTCGATGAGCTCGGCAACGCCGCGGTCGATGTCCTCGAACCGTTGCTCGAGCGCCTCGTCTGCCGCAGCCTCGTCGTCGTTCTGGTCGCTCGCCGCCGTCACCGTCGGACATCGGCCGTCTCCGAAGAGCAGGTCGACGTTCGACGAGATTGCCGCCTGGACGATCGGGTAGGCGATGCACGGAGCGCGCTCCCAGAGCGGCTTCGAATCGTCGTACCAGTTGACTCGGCCCTCGTACTGCGTCGTCGAGACGTAGCGCTCGAGCCTGTCCAGCGCCTGGAAGCGCGGATCTTGGTATTGCGTGAGCGCCTTCAGCGCCGCCGCTTCACCTTCGGGGCGCTGCTGGGCCATGGTTTCTCACGCGCCGCTGACAATCGTCTTGCCCGTCGAGAGGCGCCCGAAGCGCATCACGATGGCGTAGCGGAGCGCGTCCATCGCGTGGTTGTTCCGGTCCTCGATGTCGTCGGTGAACCGGTCCGCCTGCTTGGGGTCTTTGCGTCGCCGGTAGCTCTTGAACTCGCGGATCGTGTTCACGCAGTCCGGGTGCACGTAGAGCCGAGCGAACGGGCCCGCCTCGGTCTCGCGCCGGAAGAGCATCTCGGCGACGCGAGCGACGCCGGCGGCGATGTCGTTGTCGGCGCCGCGTGCAGTCACGCCACCGCGCGACATCAAGTCTTTGATTCGGTCCGGCCGCGACGGGTCGCACCAGAACTGCGCGCCCTGGAACTGCGTCGCTTGCTCGTCCCACCACGAGCCCGGTTTCTCGGGCACATAGATCTCGCGGAGCACCCAGGCCGTCGCGTCGAGGCCGTGGCCGGCAATGCCGATCAGGAGAAAGACGCCGGCGTCCGTCCAGCCGTGGTCGACACCGACGAGGTGCGCGGAGAATCGGAGGTGCGGCTCGGGGACTCGGACGTGGAAGTCCTCGTCGAAGTCGTAAACGAGGCCTTCGCCGCTCTCGAAGTTGCAGTTGTACTCGCGCTCGTAGATCGCCTTCGGCGTCGTCGCCTTGATCCGAGCGAGCCATTCCTGGTCGACCTGCGGGCTCTCGTCACTCCGGAGCCGGAAGCCGTCGAAGCCCGGTTCGCCTTTCGCGATTAGCGAATACGTCGAGTAGAGCGAGCCGTAGCGACCGCGGAGAGGCGTGCCGAACTTCGCGTGTTCGAAGTTCCGGCCGACCCGCGAGAACGTCGGCGTGATGACCGCGTGCTCGACCGAGGGGTCGATGAGGTCCGTCTCGTCCTGGATGATCCGCGTGAAGCGCTGGCCGCGGATGCCGCCGGCGTTCTCGGTGCCCCAGGTCGTGAAGCGCGAGCCGTTCCGGTAGGTGACGGTCAGCTCGGTCTTGTTCGGTGCTCCGCGGAGCGCGCCTCGCAGCGGCCCTTCGAAGTCCTCGAGGAGCGCCGGCCAAAACACCTGCCGCGCCTGCTTCAGCGACGGCATGATCAGCCCGACGTGCGCGCCCGGCTGATTGAGGCCGCCCGTGTGGATCAGCGCTCGAGCGAGAAAGGTTTTGCCAGAGCCGCGGCCGAGCGGGAACGTGCAGACCACGCCGGGTCGCACCATCCGAAACGCTCGCGACTGGTGCTCGTCGAGCGCGAACTCAAGCGCCATCGGGCGTCGGCTTCTCCGACTTGCCGACCGTGAGATTCACGACGACCGAGGGGCCGTTGTCGAGCGGTCCGCCTTCGCCTTTGCGAGCGCCGCCGATGGCCTTGTAGAGATCGACGAAGCCCTTGAAGTACTGCGGCTTCGGATTCTGGTAGCTGAAGCTCTTCAGGCCGCTGTCGACTGCGATCGCGGCGAGCTGCTTCGGCGTCGGATCCGGCGCGTGGATGCGCTCGTGGATCGTTGCCGCCATGTCGAGGAGGCGGTCCTCGAGCTGAGGCATTACTCGGGCACGGATCTTTTCCCGAGCTTCGACGAACGCGGGATCAGCCTCAGCCTCGTCGACCAGGTCGAACGCCGTGCTCGTCGGGATGCCGACCGCCCGAGCCGCAGCGCTGACGTTCTTGTGCTCGATGTAGGCCGCACGAAACTTGAGCTTCGTCGCCTCCGGCGTGCGTGAACCACGCATGTCCGTCCGCTCCTTCCCCCTTCACGCCCGTTGACCGGCGGCGACCCGTTGGGGGGAACTGCGTGCGTTGTGAAACGCGCGGGCTACTTGCCGCGCTTCAGGATCTTGTTGGCCTTCGCGTCGATCTGCGCTTTCGCGGACGCGGAGAGCTTGCCGGCGCTGAACTCTTGCGAGGCGCGGGCCTTCGCGTTCGCGGCGTGCTCCCGATTCGGCATCGGGTACGCGTGCTGCGTCGGCAGGCCGAAGCTCGACTTCGGGAGGGCCTTGCGGGCTTTCGTCGTCAGGGTGGCCATGGCGTCCTCGTTCTCGTCAGGCCGCTCGGCACTCGACGATGCGGCGAGCTCGTGCCCCCTCGATCGGCTTCGACGGCGCCGGCAGTTTGGGCTCGACCGTCACCGGCTCCGGCACCCTGCCGACGCATCCCGCGGGTGTACGACACTGCGAGAACTCGGCGAGGATTTGGCGACGGAGGGAGGGGCTATCAGGCGTGACCGACCACATGGCTTTTCGGGAGGGCGTCCCGGGCTCATGGCGTCCGCGCTCTCTGAAGACTCCCCGCGGGTGCGCGTGCGCGCGCGTGTATAAGGTGTCCCGCGGAAAACGCCGGCCCACTTTGGTCTACTTAGGGCCCACTTTGGACAGCCAGGCGTTGGCCTTCCGTCTGAACTCGACCAGGTCGGCGAGCTGCTGCTCGACCGCGTCGAGGCGCGTCAGGACGTCGCCGAGGTGCTCGCGCTGAGCGAGAGCGGGACGGAGCTCAAGGAGCTTCGTGGGCTCGATCCAGAGCTTCGTGTTTCGCCCGCCCGCGGCGCGGAAGAGCAGGCCGCCGTGCTTCGCCTGGAGCTCGTGGAGCTCGGCCCGCGCCGCCTTCAGGCCCTTCCGCATTCGCGCGGCCGCCTCCCGGAGCGTCCACATCGCTCCGCTCACGCCGCTGCCCTCGGGTCGCTCCGGACCTCGACGAGATCGCGTGGCTGACTCGCGACCTCGAGGACGGGCGTCCTTCGCTTGCGCCGCGCCTTCTGGGGTCGCTGCGGCGGGTCTCCCGAGAGCGCCTCGTACCAGGCGTGCGCGGTCCACAGGAGCAGCTCGGCGACCGCCTTGATCCGGTGCTTCAAGTTGCCCGTCTGCGGCGCTTCGTACGTCGGCCACTCTTTCCGGACGTCGTCGACGAGCGCGCGAAGTGTGCCGATGTTCGTCCGGACGCGTCCATCCCGGACGTCGCCTGCGCGCTCCGCTGCGCGCCACACAAGCGGGGCGAGCCCGATCCCGTAGTCCGACACGAGCTGGTTCTCGTAGCGACGATCCGTGTAGGCGAGCTCGAGCACGGCCTGGAGGCGATGAGGGAGCCGCCCGAGCCGTTCACGGATGCGCCGCTGCAGGCTCGCGGCTTGGATCTGGCTGTCCGTCGGGCCCTCCGGCGGATCCGAGGAACCGCCACCCATGCTGTCCCCGAGGAGCAGCTTCGCGACCATCGCGTCGTGAATCGAGGAGATCCCGAGCTCGAATGTGCTCGCAGAGTACTGCCAGGCGACCTCGGGCACCCCGTCGACCTGCACGACCATCGCGTAGGCCGCGACGTGTCGGAGCGCTGGGAGCGGATCCCTCACACCGTCCTCGAGGGGCGCCGGATCCGCGCCGTGCGAAGCGAGACCGCCGTTCGTCCAGCTCGGATCGTGCACGTAGCCGAGATCGGTCTCCGCGAGAGCTCGCAGGTATCCCGTCCGCTCTTCGGACTCGTCGACGACGGTGTAAGCGAGCCGTCCGTCCTCCTCGGTGCGTTCGTCGCACACTCGGAAGAACCCTTGCACGGCGATCACGTGCGCGAGGGCTCGTTCCCATGCCTGGATCTCTCCGCGGCGGATCGCTTGCTGGAACGAAGGATCGGGGAGCGACTCGCGAACGAAAGCGGCTAGCTTGTTGGCGCGCGTGTCGTCGCGAAGTCGTAGCTTCTCGATGCTCTTCTGAACATCCGCACTGGTGAGAATGTCTTCCATCGGGTAGGTTTCCTTCCGGTCCCGCGAAGATCCGGAAAGGCCCGTGCCGAGAGGTGCGGGTCTTCTGTTTCTAGGCGCCCTCCCGTTTCGCGGCTCCGCAGTTCGCGCAAACGATCGCCCCGTCGACCCTCACGTCCACGTTCCTTCCGCTCCGTCCGTCGCCATCCATCGAAACGGAGGCCGGCACCCGTCCGTGTGCTCGGCGGCAAGTCGCATCACGCCCTCACCGACGCGCAGAACGTCGGTCGTCACCTCGCGCATCATCGTGAGCGCGGCTCCCATCGCGAACTCGTTGCCCATGCCGCGCGCGATGACGCCGCTGACCGGCGAGGAGATGCCGCAATCGGTGCCGCAGTGAAAAACTCGACCCCCCGCCGCGATCACCATTGAGAACTTGTCGGGTTCCGAGTCGAACTTCGAGACTTCCGTCTGCCACGCGCCGGCCGCCCGAAGAACGAGACCCGCATAGTCCTCTACGGCCTCGTCCGATGTGGCGAGCGGCGTCTCAATTCTCCGTACGGTGTTGATGATTCCGGATGTGCCCGCCATCGCGACCACCCAGGGCTTCGTGCCCCAGAACTTCGGCCGTCGTGCGCGGCTCACCATGCTTCCGTTCCACTGCCCCGAGTCCGTGCAGAGGATCGCTCGGTCGTTCACGGCGTCGGTCATTGCGAGGATGAGCGTCACTTCGCCGTCTCCGTTTCCGCGCGGGGCGTGAAGAGGGCGCAGCCAAAGTCGAACGACGTCGTAAGCGGCTGCCGATCGTTCGTGAGGAATGCGGGCGTTGGCGGCTTCTCGCCGAATCCATCGGTGAGCCTCGGTGGTGGCACATTGCATTTGCCGGCGAATCCTTGGTTTTTCCAATGCGCGCACCGGTCGCAGCGGACGTAGTCGTAACCCTCGGCTACCCTGGAGCCGCCCGCGGCGTAGACAACGAAGGCGAGGCGGCGGTTCATCGTCCGCCCCTCACCACGTAGGCAACGATCGCGGCCGTCGAGTAGCCGATGATCGCCGCGCACGCATAGTTCGTGAACTCGTGGAACGTCACCCTTCCGCTCCCATCTCCGCTTGCATCTTCCGTTGCAGCTCAACGAGCTCGTTCAACCGCTCGGCGTCCTGGTAGCGCTTCGCGTCCATGAAGTCGTCCCCGCGATCGACCTGGTCCTTCGGGTGACCGCCGGCCGTCGTGTGCTTCTCGACGTCGAAGATGTCGCCGTTCAGGATGTGGTGCCGAGAGGCGCCCTTGAGCGTGTAGATCGGGAATCGCGCGAGCACGCGGAACGCCTTCGCGTACTCACTGCGGAACCGGTGATGAGCAGCGACCCGTGCCCATGCTCGCGCGACGTTGCTCATCGGCCCGTTCCCGTCGGCGCGCATCCCGCGTGGTAGTGCTTCTCGCCGATCAGCACGCCGCCGGTGACGGGGCCGCCGCACTTCTGACACATCTCGGGCTGCACGCGTGGAACGGGAAGCTGGCCTTCGAGTTTCGAGACGCGGCCAGCGAGCATGTCAAGCTCGGCGAAGACGTCGCGCCCACGGTGCCGCTCGTCCGGAAGCGTGGGCGGTGCATGGGGAGGCTGCGGCTCCGTCGTCGACTTGGTCGGATCGGACGGGGGCGCTTCTTTCGTGATCGTGGACTTCATGGGGCTGTCTTCCTTCTGCTTGCTCATCGCGTCTCCAATCTCGCGCGTCGTGCGCGCGTTTCGGCGGGATCCAAAAAGGGTCGTCCAAGCGTCACGGAAACCTCGTGTCGCGCGCGGGTGCTCGTCCGATCACAGGCTCTTGCGGGTGAAGCGGTAACGCGACCTGCCGCGGCTTCGCGGGCTGCAGGCCCTCACGCACCCGTTGGATCGCTCGGACGCTACCGTGCACGAGCTTCCAGTACTGCTCGGGGAACTCCCGTTTCGCCTCGTGCGGGAAGCGCTGGACCCTGCGCTTGAACGACTCCATTCGCTCCTCGACGAGCTTCTGGAGCTCCGTGCCGAACTTCCCCTCGAGCGCCATCCGGACGGTATCCTCGGCCTGCGACGGCTTCGTGGACCCGTTGTCGTGGTGGTCGCCGATGCACGTCCAGAGCTCGATGCAGAGTCTTCGAAGCCCGTCGTGCTGAACCGCGTCGACGCGACGTCGCGCGTCGTCCGGCATGCTCCAGTACACGTCGTCGAGACTCACGACGACCCTCGCTCGTCCCCGACGAACCCGGCGAGGTGCTTCGACGGCGCGACGGCGGCGCCTGGGCTCCCGAGCTCTGCGACCTTCGTCGCGGCGTGCGCGATGGCGCCTGGGGCCTTCAGCGCGCCCTCTCCGGCGCGTTTGACGAGACGCTGCCGAAGGCGCGCCACCCACGTCGTTCGGCGCTGTCCCATACCGCCGCCGATCGTCCAGTACGCGACGAACTCACGTGTCTCCTGCCGCAGGGACTCGATCGGCACGGTGAGACGCCCAGCGAGCTCCGTGTGCACGCCGGCCTGCTCGGCGCGGTCATACAGGTCGAGCGGGCAGGCCGTCTCCCGTCCGGGATCCTCGTTCGAGTCCACCGCCGACGTCGCCGGATCCGGTGGTGGTGTTGGTTGGGACTGGGGTGGGGTGGGGTGGGGTGGGGACGCGGGCGCGCGCGGGCGCGCGGCAGGCGCGCACGCGAGGGGACTGGGACGTCCCGTTTCTGTCCCTGTCTCCGTCCCACCTGATGTCCCATCATCTGTCCCAGATGTCCCGTGGGACACA